GCCGGGGACGCCGCCAGGGCCGCCGCCAGGGACGTGTTGCAGCCCACTGTCCGCCAGCTCCAGACCTCAGCCATCGAGCTGTACGCCGCCATGATCAACCCGGAGGCCTGACATGATCAAGATCAAGAAGCTCACCCCGCCCCAGATCGCCGCGCTGCGCGAGGCCTTCCCCTTCTCCGTCGACGCGGGCATCCTCACCACGACGGCGAGCATCGCCACCTTCCAGCAGGTGCAGAACACCAGTCTCGGCGTCAAGCCCATCCCCGGCGCGCCGTGGACCCGCGAGAGCGTCCGCAGCGTGGTCGCCTACGCCGTTCACGACTTCACCGGTCCGAAGGCCAAGGCCCTGCAGGCGGTGGTCGACAAGCTCGACAACCGCCCCGACCTGATCGAGGAGTCCTGATCATGCGCGCTCGGAACATCGCACTCACCATCGTCGTCATCGAGGCTCTGCTGCTCATCTGCATCGAAGCAGGGTGGGAGGTGTGGGACGGCGTGTTCGGCTTCCTGCTCGGCAGTGCCCTGTACCTCGCCTATTACGCCGGTAAGGAGGCCTGACCATGCCCCTGCACCCTGACTCCCTCGTCAACCTCTGGCAGCTCGCCACGGCCGCCCTGATCGGCGCCGTGCTGGTCATCGTCGCCTGGCCGCTGGGCATCGTCTGGGCGCTGATGACGGGCTGGCGGCAGCTCGCCCGCCGTGGCCGCATCCACGCCGCCCGCCGCCGGACCCGCGCCCTGTTCGACATGCCGGTCGTCGAGTGGCAGAAGCCGCACCTCGACGCCATGATCGCCGAGCGCGAAGCCAAGTTCCGGGCGCGGTCGCTGTGAGCGGCATGCTGCGCAAGGGCACTACGTTCCCCCACTGCGCCGAGGAGCTCGGCAGCTGCCGGCACGCCACACCCGAGCCGTGCGCCATGGCCCCGTACGGCGATCCGGTGCAGGCGTGTCCCAACGGCTGCAACCTGGTGCACTTCAGCACGCACCAGGCCAGCTGCCCGCTGGCGTCGCCCAACCCCCGCCGCGAGCTGCTGGCGTCGATCCTGCTGGAGCACCCGCGGCCGGGCATCAACCCCTGCCTGTGCGGCGGGATGCGGCTGGGAGAGTCCTACCCGCACCACGTCGCCGACGCTCTGATCAAGGCCGGACTGTGAGCCGCATCGACCCCCGGCCGCCCAAGGATTCGGTGATCTACGAGGAGGCCGAGGAGTGCCGGTGCTGCGGCGGACCGACGTGGAACAAGGGAAAGCTCTGCAATCCCTGCGGCGTAATCACGGGGAAGACGTGACGTGCACCGAGTGCGGGGGTGGCTCCAGGCACGGGTTCCGCCGCGGGCTGTGCCCGAAGTGCTACGAGCGCGGCCGACGTCGGGCCCGCGGCACGAAGCCGCGGGGTCGGCAGCCCTGCTCTCGCGAAGGGTGCAGCCGACCACACTACGGCCGGGGTGAGTGCGAGCCGCACTACCGGGAGACGATCCGCCGGGAGAGGGGGATCATGCCGCGCCAGCTGAAGGTGCCTGCCGCGTGCTCGGAGGATGAGTGCAGCAGGCCCTTCCATGCCCGTGGGCTGTGCAAGATCCACTACTGGCGGGACTACTACCGGCGCCGCCAGGAGGGAGCCGTGACGCCGAGGTCGACGCCGGGAGCCCAGCGCGTCCAGCGTGGCGTCTGGCAGGAAGAGGGCGACGTCGGTACGGTGCACTGGCCCCGATGGGGCGATGATGGGACCTGGGCTTGTCCAGTCTGCGGCGAGGTCTTCCACCGACAGCAGGAGGCAACATGATCACGTTGACCGAAGCCGAGATGCGGGTGGCCAGACTGCTGGCACTGGAGGGCCTGCCGAACCAGCAGCTGGCCCGGCGCCTCCACGTGGCCGAGGACACGGTCAAGACCCACCTGAAGCGGATCTTCGCCAAGACCGACTCGATCGACCGCACGCAGTTCGTGGTGCGGGTGTGGTCGAACCAGATCGTCATCGGTGACAAGAACGGGCACCTCGAGCTGTGAAGTGCGGGCTGTGCGGCGGGGGCGTCCGCGGCTACGCGGGGACGCTGCACGGGCGCCCGATCAAGGACTGGAAGCACACCAGCGTGCCGCCGGGGACGGAGCCGCACCGTCCGGTGCTGGGAACGCCGGTGGACGAGGAGACCCTGGAGCGTCAGCGACAGCTGCGGCGTGACGCCCTGGAGGCGAAGAAGCCCAGCGGTCCCCCGCCCCCGCCGGAGCCTCCCAAGGTGCCGCCACGCCTGGCGAAGGCCTCGGAGATCCCCGACCGCGGCAGGGCCATGGCCGAACTGGCCAGCGACTACGGCTGGACCGTGGAGCCGCCCACGTACATCCAGACGGCCGCGGGCATCGAGTGGCTGATCCTGCGAGGATGGAGACGGAATCTCCGATTCGTCTCAGTCTGGGAGCGCCGCCCGAAGGGGACGTGGAGCTTCCAGGACGGCTACACGCTTGCCGGACCCCTACTTCATCAAGTAGGCTCCAAGCAGCTCACCGAGTGGATCACCGGCCGCCAGGCCTGGTGTCCCGACTGCGGCGCGGACAGCGTCGTACACACCGATCAAGGAGAGTGCCCATGACCATCACCCAGTCCCAGATCGACGCCCTCGTCGAGGGCCAGCGCGCCGTCCTCGTCTCCGACATCGGCGACTTCCCGCCGCATGTCGGCAGGATCCGCATCCTTCCCGACGGCAAGTGGATCGACGTCAGGACCGACGGGGGAGACACGCGCTCGATCACCCAGCACGGCGAGCCGTTCAAGGCGAACGAGCGCAGCCTCTTCGTCGAGCCGCCGTCGATCTACGCCAACGTCGACAAGGCCGAGCCGAGCATCAACGACATCGCCTACTCGGCGAGCACCGAGACCGCCGTGGTGTACCGCGGCCGGAGCCTTTGGGTGGTCATCAGGAACGGTCAGGGTCTCGCGGAGCCCCCGCCCGGCGCGCTCACCCTGCTCGTCGACGGTATGACCGGCAAGGCGGTCGACTGATGGCGATGGGGAAGTGTACGCGCTGCGGCAACCCCGCCACCATCCAGACGATGATGGTCGACCACGAGGCGCTCGAGGTCGTCCTGTGCGGCAAGTGCCGCGCGAAGGCCGCTCGCGAGAGCGTGATGGCCGGTGGGCGCATGAAGGGCACGACGTGACGACTCTGTGGTTGGCTATCGCCAACGTCAACTGGGGAGCCGAGGAAGTTCTCGGTGTCTTCTCGACCGAACAGGCGGCGCAGGCTGCCTGTGATCAAGACCCGTGGCCAGCCATGTACGGCTACGAAGTCCGGTCCTGCCAACTCGACGAACCGATCCGACAGTGACGAACTTCTACTACGACGAGAGCTGGAGCCTGCCGCCCGGTACGCTCACCATCCAGAACCCCGAGCCGATGATCACCCCTGAGCCCCTGGAGGCCTCCATGAACACCACTCTCCACCACCCCGCCGACGGCCGCCTGCTCGTGGCCGACGAGTCCGGCCGCGTCATCTTCGCCAGCGACCAGGTCACCGTCACCCAGCGGTACCTCGACACCCACCCCTTCATCCACCAGGACTCCGTCGGGCGCTGGCACGTCGGCCCCGACTCCGAACTCCGGGCCCGCGGCGCGACGATCGCCTCGGACTTCATCACCTTCGAGGTCGTCACCGAGGTCGCGGGTTCCGTAACCCTGCAGAAGATCGAGGAGGTGTGATCATGAAGAACCTCATCCGCGCCACCGTCATCGCCGCCACCGTCGCCCTGACCGCCGTCGCCGCCCCCGCGGCGGCCCAGGCCCGGCCGGTCATCGACGAGGAGCCCTACATCGGTCCCGTCTGGACCGCCCAGGGCTACCTGTGCCGGATCATCAACCCCTTCTGCTGACATGAGCGGGGGGTGGCGTGGCAGCAACCGTCGCGCCACCCTGCCCGGCAACTGGGAGTCCGAGATCGTCCCCGCGGTCAAGAAGCGGTCGAAGGGCCGGTGCGAGTGGCCGGTCAAGCGGGACGACGGCAGCTTCCGCCGGTGCACCCGCCCGGCCGACGGCGGCGTCGACCATTGGAAGGCGCCGGACTACCACGGACTTGACGGGCTTCGTGCGTCGTGCCACCCTCACCACGGCGCGAAGTCATCGCGCGAAGGCAACGACGCCAAGAAGGCGATCCGCAACCGCGGTCGCCGCCCAACCGAGCCCCATCCGGGGCTGATCAGGAGGTCATGATGGCCAGCAACTGCCACTGGTGTGGCGGTGACTGCGGGGCAACCTGCCTAGGACTCCGCCAGTCGACTCAGATGCCGACCAGTGACCCCGCCTACTTCATGCTGACCAGTGGGCGGACCTCCACGCCGCGGGTGCACAGGGAGGGGTGCTACATCTGCGAGGACCCCGAGTTCGCCCAGATGGGGATGTCACTCTGCACCCCCTGCGTCGCCTGCCAAGCGGTAGGTCGGGGTGATGGCCATGTTCCGGCCGACGATGAAGAGTGCAGCGAGTGTGGCACCAACGCCCGCGAGCTGTGGGAAGCTGAACAGGAGGCCACCGCGTGACCACTTCGCCGAAGCCCCCGCCGCCGAACTGGGCGATCGTCGTCGGGGTGCTGATCATCCTGTGGTTCTTCGGCATCGTCACCTACGCCGTCGTGCAGGTGCTCGGCTGATGCCGTTCCAGAACCCCGAGCGATTCACCGTCCGGCGTCACGACCCGGTGCGCTGGAAGATCGTCAACCACAACTTGGTCTACCAGGGGCGCACGCAGACGTTCACGGTGCCGATCGGCTACGTCACCGACTTCGCCACGGTGCCGTGGTTCCTACAGTGGTTCGTGCCTCGCGCCGGCGTCTGGACGCTGGCCGCGGTGCTGCACGACTGGCTGATCACCCACGGCATCCCGCTCGGTCTGGTGAGTTCGCGGGACGCCGACGGGATCTTCCGGCGCGTGCTGCGCGAGGAGGGTGTCGACCCGGTGCGCCAGTGGCTGATGTGGGCGGCTGTCCGGGTCGCCGCACCCTTCAACGGGGGGCGGCGACCCGCGGGCCTCCTGCGGGACGCGCCTCAGCTGGCGCTGGTGCTGTCGCCCTTCATCGTGGCGGCGACCGCGCTGGTGGTCTGGCTGCTGGGCTGACCCCAGAGATCCTCCGCGGCGGTGATCCCGTTGCGGATGGCGTAGCGCACCACCTCCGCCTGGCTGACCTCACCGGCGTCGGCCAGGCGGAGGATGCGCTCACGCATCTCCGGGGTCTCGTACACGGGGATGGCGTGGGTGAAGCGGGCGACGCGCGCCATGGTGATCCTCCGGGGATTGACAAGTAGGTCTGCACTCAGGTTACACTTCATGCACAGCATCGGCCGCCCGTGCCGATGAGGGGAGGCCAAGATGAAGCTGAAGATCAAAGTGTGGAAGATGCTCCCTCGACCGGATGGCTCCATGCTGATCTTGCCGTGGTTCTGGGACATCTACGACCTCGACCAGTCGTCCACGTACGCCGTCGACGTGGGGATGGCCAGTTCTCAAGAAGAGGCGCTCGCCCAAGCCTCTCGGGCGGTACAGGACCACTCGTGATCGAGCGTCCGGGCACCTGGGAAGAGGTCACCGTCGGCACGGTGGTGCTCTCGCCCACCAAGGAGCCGCTACTGGTGATCGCGGGCCCGAGGCGCGGCTACTTCCGGCTCAAGGACCGCGGCGGCCACCAGGCCACGACAGGACCGCATCCACGGGACCGCAAGGTCACCATCCTGGAGGCCACGCCCGAGGAGGCCGAGTTCATCGCCCGCCACGAGCTGGGCGCCGAGCTGCTGGTTGACCACGAGCGCGAGAAGCGCATGGCCGAGCGGGCGAAGCGGTGGATCGTCCCGGCGTTCCCCGTCAAGGGGAAGCGCGACGCGCTCACGATCGCCCGCGACCACTTGAACTTCTACCACGGCACGTACGCCGGATCGAACGAGAACGGCGGCTTCAAGACCCTGGTGCAGATCACCAGGGCGCATGAGGAGATGCACGACCCCGACGCCGTCGGGGGTCTCTTCATGGACCTGCCCCACACTCACGAAGGAAAGTGATCACATGACCACACCAGCACCTTTGCCGAACGAGCTGCTCAGCGTCAAGGACGCTGCCACTCGACTCGGCATCAGTCCGCGGACCGTCTACACGCATGTGACGTCCGGTCGACTTCCGCACTACCGCATCGGCAGGCGCTACCTGTTCGATCCAGCTGAGCTGGACAGGTACTTGCTGGCCAGCCACCGACCGGCGAAGTTCTGATGGCGAGCACGATGACGCTGCGGATCCGCGACGTGACGAAGGAGGTCTGGCCCTCGGTGCAGGCGGCCCTGGACCAGGTGACCATTCGGGTCCGCGAGGTGGCCGAGGTCGCCGAGGCGGCGCAGAGTCAGCTCGAGGAGTACCTCGCTTCGAACGAGAACGCACACCGCAAGCGACGGGCGATCTGCAACGAGACCGTCTGGGCGGTCGCGCGGCTGGGCTTCCTCCGTTCCGCGGTCGACGCCAAGGTGATCGCCGCGGCACGAAGCCTCGTGGACCTCGAGGAGTCCGACGATGCCACTGACCTGCAGATCGACAACGCCCACGATGCGCTGGCGAACGCGGTGAAGCTGCTTCCCTCGTTCGACAAGTAGGTCTACACTCACTTCCACTGCACCACGACGAGAGGATGTCCACCATGGAGATCAAGTACAGCGACGCAGCGGCGCAGACGCTGCGGATGAAGTCCCAGATGGCCGAAGCGCTTGCCGCCAAGTCGAGCCAGGCCGACCGGCAGGTCCAGCTCTCCGCCCGTCAGGTCCGGCGGCTCCGGGCCCGCCAGGCGGCGCGCGAGCAGAAGAAGGCCACCCGCCGCTACGTCCGGCGCCAGTGGGTCGCCGACCGCGAGGAGCAGAACCTTCTCGGCCTCGCACGGGTCGACTTCCGCCTCGTCGAGGCCACCCCAGCGATGCAGGAGAACGTCGAGGCGCACCTGGCCGCCATCGAGATCGAGCTCGCCGGGGTCACCGACGAGATGACCGAGGAGGAGATGGTCAACGCGGAGCACGGGGCGGCCAGGAAGGTCAACGACCGCCTGCACCATGTCCTCAAGAAGGCGCACACGGAGGCCATCGCGACCGCCGAGGACATGACCTACGCCGACACGCGCGGCCGGACGTTCGTCTCGGTGGTGAAGGGCTGATGACCACCGCGCCGATGCCGGTCACGATCGTCCGGCCCAAGGGCACGTTCGGTCTCAACTTCGCCACCAGCATCGTGCTGTGGTTCGTGCGGGCCTGGGTGCTCATGCTCGTGCTCGGCGCCCTCCTGCCCGACCTGGGCGTCAGCTACTGGCAGGCGTTCCTGATCAACATCGTCCTGGTGCAGTACTTCGCTCCCGGCTCGTGGCAGGTCTGGACGAAGCAGGCGGAGAAGTGATGGACCGCGTCGTCATCTACCGCTCAAGCCGCCCGCGGATGTCCGGCGGCGGCTGGCGCTGGAAGTACCTCGACGGCACCACCGGCAAGCGCCTGGCGACCAGCTCGGAGGGCTCCGAAGACCTGCTGACCATCGGCGGCGGCCTACACCGCGTGCTCGGCCTGACGCCGAGCGGCGACCCCGAGCACATAACGCTCGACGGTGGCAACGAGGCGATCTGGACCCGCGGCCTCGGCGACACTCGGACGTACGTCAATGTGGTGGTCGAGCCGTGATGCGTGGAGACGCAGAGCTCGCCAGCGTGATGCGCAAGCTGCTGGCCGACAACGACACCGTGGTCGACTTCGACTGGATCAACCGTGAGTCGGTGTTCGAGCTCGGCGTCAGCGGCAACGCGATCATCACCGAGGATGAGGCCCAGGCGATCGAGGGGGCGCAGGAGTGAGCCAGATGCCCGCCCTCGATCCGCTCGACGACTCGACCCCCCTCGACCGTTCCGGCGTCCCCCGCGACCGCTGGGGACGGGCGCTGCTGTACCGCGCCGACGGCTGGGGCCCGGTGCCCTACACGTCGGCCTCGACGCTGGCCAAGGAGATCCAGAGCACGCATGGGCTGCAGCTCTGGCAGACCCGCATGAAGATCAAGGGCACCGGCATGGACGCCGAGCTCAGCGCGCTGGCGGGTTCCTCCACCTACTCCACCGGCCTCGGCGAACGGGACGCCGGGCGGAACAAGGAGGAGGGCCGCATCCTCGACGAGGTCGGGGAGCGTGCCCTGGAGCGTGCGAAGGCCCACCAGCGACGGGACTTCGGCTCCGCGCTGCACCGCTTCATGGAGCAGGGGGACGACGTCCTCGCCGACGTGCCGGAGTACATGCAGCTGCACGTCGAGGCGATCCAGCGTTCCATGGACCGCCTGCGGATCAAGCCGGTGGTGCGCGAGCTGTTCGTCGCCAACGACCGGCTGATGTCCGCGGGCAGCTTCGACCTCCTGGCCGAGGTGCCGTGGCGGAAGAAGCTGGTGCTGATCGACCTCAAGTCGGGCCGCATCAACATCGACGCCGACCAGGTGCAGCTGGCCGTCTACGAGGGCGGCGACCCGTACGAGGTCGACGACGACGGCAATCACCTGCGCACCACGTACGCCGACCAGGGGTGGGACGTCGACCCCGACTACGGGATCCGACTGCAGGTCTCCGCCGACCCCGACGAGCACGGCCGCGTCGAGGCCGAGTGGTGGCCGCTGGACCTGGAGGAGGGGCGGATCGGCGCGCGCATCGCCATCGAGGCCCGCGACTACCGCAAGCGGCACACGATGACGAAGAAGAAGCAGCCGCTGGACACCGACCTCCTGATGGAGGACCACGTCCGCAGCCTGATCGACGCCATGGAGACGCCGACCAAGGCGGTCATGAAGGAGCTGTACCGCGAGTTCAAGGACGTCTGGACCGACGACCTGATGTCCTACGGCTGGAAGGCCATCCGCGAGAGGGGGCAGGGATGAGGGTCTATCTCAAGGTCTACAAGGCGCCTGGTGCCGAACGTCGCCACTTCAAGTGGTGGTGGGACATCTATGACGAAGGCGGGTTGGTCAACTCTGGCTCGGAAGTGTCCTGGTCGTTCGCCATGAAGCATGGACTTTTTGCACTTCGTCTGGCGCACGAACGAGCGCCAGAGTGAGGATCTTCATCGGCTGGCAGTGCCCCAGCTGCCTGACCACCTTCCGGGGACGCATGCCTAGCACCCTGCTCTGCGCGGGCCCTCGGCTCCCCGTGGGTTGGCAGCCCGGCGACCCGACGCCTCCTGACCACACGCCAGTCGAATGCGATCAGCTCTGGATCGACAACCGATGACCGTCCGCAAGACCCAGCGGGTCGGTGGCTTCCTCGTGGTCGAGGTCGATCAGCTCCCCTGGTATGCCTTCCAGGTTGACAAGGCGCGGATGACCATCCTGTGCGGAGAGCTCGGGCACGTCGAGTTCGGGCTCTGGATGACCGCGGCCAAGGCCGTGATGCGGCGCGAGCTGCAAGCGACTCTCGATGAGTTTGCACATCGAGTAGGAGTCGAGTACGGTGACTTCAGCAACACCACAACGAACCCCAACGAAGACGAGGTACGAACATGACGAGCAGCCAGCGCCCCGAGCAGGACCCCCTCGAGTCCTTCGAATCCGTCCCGGCGGTCTCCTTCCACGAGCCCAACGGCGGCCACCCCAAGGGGGAGTGGGTCAAGCTGAAGGTGCTCGACTGGCCCAAGCTCCTCGAGCAGAAGGACGACGACGGCGAGGTGGAGCGCTGGGACAACGGCGACCCCAAGCTCGTGCTCGTCGCGTCCGTCGAGGACGACGGCGAGAAGCGGTCGCTGTGGGCCAAGAAGATGGGCAAGAAGGCCACCACCTCGATGTACCGGCAGATCGTCGCGGCCCAGAAGAAGGTCCGCGAAGAGCTGGAGGACCCGAACTACCGCCTGAAGCCGGGCGACACGCTGGCCCTCCAGTACGTCGGCGACGACAAGTCGGTGCCCGCCAAGAAGGGCAACCACCCCAAGATGTTCAAGGCGGTCATCAAGGTCGGCGCCGAGCTGCCGCCGACCAACGACGACCCGCTGACCGAGAACTCCGGCCAGGCGTCGGAGGACTCGGACCCCTGGGGTGACCCGGCGGCCAAGTCCGAGCCGACCACCGGCGGTGACCCGTTCGCGGGCGGCGCCGACGCCGAGGACGAGCCGCCGTTCGCCCACCGGACCGGCTTCGACGTCGCGCTGATGCGCGGGGACGCACTGGTCGTCTAGCGCGACTCGGGCGGGCGCCGGCGGACCTCTCCACATCACCCGGCGCCCGCCCGCACCACCCCCTCCACAACACCCCGAACCCAGGAGGTTCACATGCCCAAGACTGCAGCAGAGAAGGCCATCGACGACGCCGTCAAGGCGCGCGACGTCGTCGGCCGCGCCCAGAAGAAGCACACCCTCGCCGTCGAGAAGGCGACCGAGGCCAACGCCGAGGTGAACCGGGCGCAGCGTGAGCTGAAGTGGCGCCTCGCGCACCCCGACCTGCCCGAGGAGTTCGACCTCGACGCTCACCTCGCCAACCAGGACAGCGACGACGGCTTCCCCGACGACCAGGCGCAGGCCGAGCTCGACGAGGCGCCGACGCTTGAGGACGTCGTGGACCCGGCGGCCGACGTCGACGACACCATCCAGGCGGAGCAGGAGTTCCAGGCCAGCGAGAACGGCGACGCCGTCGCCGTCGCCGAGGAGCCGAAGTCCGCTCCGAAGTCGCGGGCGAAGGCGGCCAAGGCCAAGGAGCCCGAGCCGGAGCCCGACGTGTCCGGCGACGCGCCCGACGACGACCCGTTCGGCGACGAGTGATGCGCCGTCGCCTGCTCGCCGTGCTGGGGAGCCTCGTCATCGCCGGTGGCGTCGGCCTCGCCGCCGCTCCCGCGGCCAGCGCCGAGCCGTCGCCGGGCATGGCCAGGGCCACCTGGCACTGCCACTTCTTCTGGGGTGGCCCCGTCATCTGCCACGCGGGCATCACCTGATCGACCCCCTCCCCGCTCCGGCGGGGAGGGCCTGGGGTGGACTGACGAGTCACCGGTAGAGCGCGGGGCATACTCGCGCGAGTGGGGTTCGAGTCCTCACCACCCCACATGAGCAAGAAGTCAGTACCAGCACTCTGCATCGACTGCGGGAAGCGCAAGAAGAAGCTCCCCGCGCACCGGTGCAGCTGGTGCTGGCTGGCCAAGCAGCCGATCGACGACCAAGTGATGTACGCCGAGCGCCGCCGGGCCCGCGCCGAGGGGAAGCCCGGCTATGAGTACCGCGCCCGGATGCCGGAGCGGGAGTGGCACCCCGGCTGGCGCTGGTGCTCAGGCTGCCAGCAGCAGGTGCCGATCGAGTACAGCCGCGCTTCGAAGTGCCGCGCGCACGCCTCACAGGCATCCAGGGCCTCCCAGGTAGCTCGCACGTACGACATCAGCCCCGAGGAGTACGCCGCGCTCCTGGAGTGGCAGCAGGGCCGCTGCTACATCTGCGGGGAGAAGCCGCGGGCCCGCCGACTGGCCGTCGACCACGACCACCGCACGAACGCCGTCAGGGGGTTGCTGTGCGCCTCGCCAGAGTGGGGGTGCAACAAGACCCTGGCGAAGCTCCTGAATGAGCTGAGCGTGGCGCAGAGGGCGCTGGCGTACGTCGAGAAGAGTCCGCTCGAGCGGATGCGCTCCGGCGAGCACCCCATGACCTACGTCATGGGCTGATGCGGCTCCTCCAGCTCGGCCGCCTCGCGCTTGCTCCGGCGGAAGCCTCCCTGGCTGTCGATGACGACGCGGGTCTGGTAGATCAGCGCACCGGTGATGGACAGCGTGATGACCGCCCGGATCGCATCCTCGGCCGTGCCGCTGAGGAACCATACGTTGGCCAGCCCGTATAGGCTTAGCGCGAGCAGGCAGACCTTCATGAGCATGAAGGCGCGGCCCGCGGGCGTTCGCTCCCAGGTCGAGTACCGGTGGTAGCGGTAGATCAGGTAGCTCAGCGTGACCACCACGACGGCGTACAGCAGGACGTCGATCACGTCTTCCTCCGGGGGGTCGAGAACGCGGCGATGAGTGCCGGTCCGAAGTGGTTGTTCTGTCGGATCTGCTCGGCCTCGCGCGCGACGGCGCGGGTCTCTACGCCCTGGGCCTCGATCGCTTCGGCCAGGCGCTCGGTTCGACTGCGCACGCGGCGCGTGTGCTCAGAGATCTCCAACCCCCTCGCGGGCGGCTCCTTGCCGAACAGCCACATGGTGGTCACGCTTCCCCGTCCCGAGTCTTCTGCATGAGGGTCCGCGGAGCGGGCTCCATACCTGCAGCATAGCGACCCGCGGCCTGGATCTCCTGCATGGCGTACAGCACCCCCTGGAGAGCGGTCTTCACGTCGCCCACCTGGCTGGCCAGCTTCTCCATCGAGTCGGCCTGCGTGTCGAGGGTGTCGCGCAGCTCCTTGTTCTCCGCCTCACGCGCGTCGAGCTGCTTCCACAGTCGCGTGACCGTGGCGCGAGGGAAGAAGATCCCCAGCATGAAGCCAAGAAAGACGATGCCGAGCAGTGCGGCCGGGGAGATCAGGATCGCCGGGTCGATGCCGAGCAACTCCACGGCGAGTCATCTCCTTACGCAAAGCGATGAGGCAGGTACGCATCTCAGCGTACCTGCCTCATGCCGTTCCTGTGAGTGGGCTGGACGTTCAGTGATCAATGTCGCCGGGGCGACTCTTCTTGAAGTACGCCGCCGCGTAGCCCACCACGACAACCAGTGCAGCGGCAACCTCAGGCTCGAGCTCGTAGCCGAAGCTCTTGGTCACTGACACCAGGATCGTCACGGCCGCGCCCGCCAGTGAGCCAGCGGCGACCTTGGCCGTCGGCGTGGCGTCGACCTGGCCGACTCGGGGATCGTGGAGGCTCACGACTCCATCCAGGGTACTGGATCCACCGCGATGCCGTCCGTGCGCCCACCCCGCCACACCTCGGCGTGCAGGTGTGCACTGGACGAGTCGCCGTTGTTGCCGACCTTCGCGATCCTCTGCCCACGGGCAACCAGGTCGCCCTTCTTTACCGTGATGTCCTGCCGGTAGACGTGGCCGTAGATCGTGTCGACCACCTGGCCGTCGATGATGTGGCGCAGCCAGACCCAGTTGCCAAAACCGCTCACCGACGCGCGATCGGATCCCTCGACGACGACGCCGTCCTCCATCGCGAAGATGGAGGCCCCGGAGTAGTCCTTGCCGGGGGTCTTGTGCGCGAAGTCGACCCCGCGGTGCATCGACTCCGTACCGTCGGCGTTGCGCCGCAGCCCGAACCCACTCGTGATCCGGTACGTCCCCGCTTCGACCGGGAGGCCAAGACGGGGACGCCGGAGAGCAGGCTCGGGCGTCAGCGAGGGTCCGGCGTCACCGCCGACTGCAGTGACGCGAGGATCTCGCTGACCGCCTCCTTCACGTCGCCCTTGGTTAGCCCCGCCTTCTCGTCGAGTGCGGCGATGATAGCGGGCACCAGCGTCGGGGCCAGAGCCTCGACCAGTTCAGCGCTGTCGACCTCCACGGGATCGCGGCCCGCGAGCTGGAGAACGAGCGTCCGCACACCGCTCGACGGGTCCATGACGCCCACCTGGAGGGAGGCAACGGCCGGGTGGATGGAGCGCAGGAGCCCGATCGCCTCGTCGAGACGGCCGACCACCTCACCGCGGGCCTTGTCGTCGTACATGTCATTCTCCTCTGCGTCAGCGCCAGCGACGATTTGCTTGGCGCGCTCGATGATCTGATTGATCTGGGCGATCCGGCGCACGCCGGGGCACACCTTGCCAGTGGCGGAGGACCACAACTCTCCGTCCGGCACTCGCCAGGGGTTGCAGCCGAGGCGGTGGTAGCCGATGCCTCGGACGTTCGGTCGACTTGTGTCCACGGCGACCAGCGGAACACCATGGGCGAGGTGCGCCCAGGCGCAGATCTGGGCGTTGGCCTCGATCTGCGCTGGGGTGAACGCGGGTACCGCGGCGCCGTCTCTGGTGTTCCAGGAACTGAAACCCGGACCCATGTCGGCGTTTTCGATCGTGATCGCGCGGTGGTTGCCCGCGCCGTTCGCACCAGACCGAACGGCAGTGTCCACCCACTGCCAGATCTCACCGAGGCCACCGGTGCCGAAGTGGGAGTTGACGCCGTTCGTGAGGCCACGGAAGTAGCCATCGGTGCCGACCAGCGAGCCGACCATCGTGTGGACCACCACGACGTCGTAACGGGCCATCTTGGTTTTGCTCGGATTGGGCAGCGGCTTGCGGACCGCGCCAGACATCCAGGCCATCAGTTGGACTCCTTCGCGCGCTGAGCGACAGCCAGCTGTTCGACTGCGGCTCGATCCGCCGGTGAGAGCTTGGCCAGTACGTCGATGGCCTCCAGCTCCTCCTCAGTGAGCTTCGGGTCGTCGTTACACTCTACGATGTTGCTCACAGCATCTCCTCAGGTGTTACACATCAGGGTAGGCCGCTTACGACGCCCCCTGGTGCAGGCTCTTCGCCAGGCGGCGGGACGGGCGGCAGCATGACCGCCTGAACAGTGGACCACGCCTTGGCGCGCGCCGTCCTGACCGCGTCGTCTCGGGCCCTCTCTGCCGCGTCGACCTTCTGCTGACCAGCCTGGCGGGTCTTCTCGGCATGGTGCTCGGCCAGCAGGTTCGCTGTCCACCACGCTGCGACGGCTCGCCAAGCCTGGGCGTTGGTTTCCACACCCTCAGGGTACGCCGTTCGGATGACCTCCGCATAGCGCTCGCGCACCGCGGCAGCGACTTGCACCGCCACCTCATCCGGGACCTCGATCAACAACTGCGCCATCATGCCCTTCCTCTACTTGTCATAACCAACCTTGAAGTGAGGGCGGTCGATCCCGGCGTTCTGGCCGAACCAATAGCCGTAGTAGCCCTTGTTGTAGAGGTCCGTGGGCGGCGGGTAGCCAATGGTGAACCCGGACTGCTGGTTGTTGCGGATGTCGGTCACCATGTCGGTCACGTCCATCTCCAGCCACCCGCCCTTGGAGATGTTAGCCGCGCGACGTCGCGGGTTCATCGCCGGGGCCAAGTTCCAGTTGGTCGCCTCGCCGTTGGCGCCGTGAGTGCCGATGAGGATGGTTGCCCCGGTGCCGTTGTAGGTGTGTCGGTTCAGGATGTGTAGAGTGGCCCACTTGATCGTGGCACCCGCCAGTCGGTTGCGGATGGTCGTCAGGTCGAAGCCGATCATCGACCCTTGGCTACCGTTGAAGTTCTCGTAGTAGCCCTGATACATGTCGCCGCCGGAGATCCGCTTGTTGCCGTTCTCCTGGTAGCTGGCGGTCCAGGTGGAGAAGTAGATGTCGGAGTAGTACTGGACCGGCGGCGGGGGCGGCGGGGGCGGGGCGACGGCCGTGGAATGGTTCACACGGAGTGAGTTTGGCAAGCCCTGCCCGGCTGGGCGGGCGTACATCTGGATGCGCCGGATGGTCCCTTCGGCACTGACGGAGATCGTGCCGTCATCCGTGCTGCTCCCGGTCTTGAAGACGGTTAGCAGGATACGGCAGGTGGTCGGGGTCGTGACGCCAGGGTTCCACAAGAACGGCATCGGCTCGAACATCCGGGCCGTCGCCGGGTCGCCAGGGTACTGACCAAAGTTCTTGATCAGCAGCGAGTTCACCGACGGAGCCGAGCCGTCCAGGGTGGCGCGCATGTAGAAGCCGACCCTGGTCCCCGTCGTCGTGGTGAGGTACTCGGGCCCGTTGACGTTGATCTCGTACTCTTCGCCGGGGTAGGCGGTGAAGCCCAGCTCGGCGACGCCGGTCTCCGAAGTCACCCCGGACAGCTTGATCGTGTCGTTCTCGCCGCGGCCAGCCAGGCGAGGACGAGCCTGGGCCAGCAGGTCGGCGAGGGGGGTTCCGCCCACGGAGAGCGACGAGACGCTCAGGCTGTTCGTGGTGAGGCTGTCGAAGACCTGCAGGGACTGGAAAGCGGCGTCCCCCTCGGCGTCGATCATCCAGCCGGTGCTGGCCTCGCTGTAGTTGTTCGAGCGGCCGGAGAGGACCCCGGCGAAGAATGTCGAGCCGTCCGGGGAAAGCTGGAAGGTGACGCGGCCATCCACCACCTGCTGGATGCCGAAGGTTTCGTCCTCGACCCCGCTGATCGTGATCCGATTCCCCAGCGGGTTCCCGATGACCTGCATGTTGGTCAAGATCATGAGGGCTTCGAGAAGGGAGGCCGTCACCGAGCCCGTAACGGCGAGCTCGGACAGCACCAACGACCCCGGCTGGATGGCGCCGTTACCCAGCCGCTGCTCGTGCCAGTCGGGGCTGCGCCAGGACTTGATGACGTTGTCGTTGGCAGTGTCGGTCCACCACAGGAGGTCCGGCTCCGCATCCTCGGCCGCCGTCGGCGTGGGGGCGACCGCGGCGGTGACCCAGCGCGTCTTGCTGCCCGCCAGGGCAGCCGCGCCGATCGCGGAAGCGAGGGCCTGACTGGCGCTCTGGTCAGCCAGAGGCTCCCAGGTGTCGCCGTCCCACCGCCGCGACTCGTAGAGCCTCGTGCCGCCGTCCGTGGCGCCCACCTCGGCGTACCACAGGTCGCCCGTGCCCACGGATGCCTGCGGGTCTTCCCGAGGGTCGGTGGGGCCGTAGAAGAGGTTGGCCCCGCCGAACTGGGTGAAGTCGATGTCCAGCTCGTTCTGCACGATCTTGCGGGCGCGCACCGGGCCCACCACCGCGCTCGGTGCACTGGCCCTGCCGGACTGCGTGCGGGCGACGACACGGAACCAGTAGTCCGTGTCAGGCGGCAAGGCCACGTTGCAGTCGCCACCGCGAGCGTTCTTCACCTCGCCCTTCAGGGTCGAGAAGAGGAGCGCCGAGAAGTCTGGCGTCGGGGCGGCGTGCACCTCGTACAGCAGGAAGTCCATCGGCGCGACCTGGGGAGTGGCTGCCATACCGGGCATGGGCGGCGGCAGCGGCTCCCAGGTGCCGGGGATCGTCACGGTGGCACCGGGCACGGTCGACTCGACGATCGGGCCGTCGGGAGTCGGTGGAGTGGGCCCGGCGACGGTGAAGGCTCCGTACGTGCCATCGTACTGCTGGCCGATGATCGCCGTCAGCTGCCCACCCTCGGCACGCACCGGCAGGGCGCCACCTTCGATGGTGGAGTGAGTCAGCTGGGGCGTGGAGTTCGACAAGCGGCGCTCGAGGCGCACGACTCGCCTGGCCAGCTCCTCGTAGCTGTTGGTCATCGCAGCTCTTCCCGCACGACCGTCAGCGTAGCGTGGTCCGACTGGCCGGGCGCATCGGACCGGGCGACGACGCGGACGTAGGTGTCGACCTCGAAGTGCTCGGTCACGGCGAACAGCTTGTAGCTGTTGCCCAGCTCGATCGCCTCCAGTGGTGCATTCGGGTGGTCGTAGACCGTGATGTTGTCGACGGTCAGCTCACCGCGGCGGACGGCGAGGCCGGTCTCGGCGGCGACGTTGGCGGCCCGGATGGACTCCAGGCTGTCGTCCTCGATGGCCTCCGCGCGACGGATACGACCGTCGGTGCGGCGAGCAAACCCCCGGACGCGATCGCGCCCCTCACCGGCGCCCAGTACGTGCAGCTGGTTGGCGTACTCGCCACCCGCGGCGGCCGGTTCGGTGGAGAGGTTCTGTCCGAGGATGAAGCCGTTGAGGTCGGTCCGTCGCCCACCGATGGTGGGGTAGCCCATGGCGATGTGACAGTGCGGCTGGTCGCCGTTCCAGGAGAGATCCTCGCGCCAGTCGAACGGCGTCTCCTTGGAGTAGTCGTTGACGACCTTCATGCAGTCGGTGGTCTGCCACCAGTTCAGCTTGCGCGGACCCGCCTCGAAGCTGACGTTCTCACCCGCGCCGGTGGTGAACTCGACCTGCTCGGCTGGCTTGCCGACACGGATCGGGCTCGCCAGCTGGTCGATGGTGACACCGAGGTTGCCACCGGGCTGAGACTGCAGGTGGTTCCAGACCTCGCGGACGATGTCGAGCGGGTCGGTGTCGATGTAGACCTTCTCGCCGTCGTAGATCTGCTTGAGCGGGTAGCCACTGAGACCGATCTGGTCGAGGGCCCAGGTGGGACCGTTGAAAGTCGGACGCCGGTAGATGGTCATGCCGCGGATGTAGCCGGAGGCGACGGCGATGATGACGGTGTTCCAGGGTTCGAGCAGGAGGCGGCCACCGATCTTCAGTCGCTCGACCTCGTTGGTGATGACGCCGCCCATCGAGGAGGGCGCGGACAGTGACCGGTCGATCGAGTCGATGGTGATCGGTAGCTCGGTCTCGAGGATGTCGAAGTAGCCGTCGCCGGTCATTCGGGCGGCCATGTACTGCCAGTCGCCGGAGGCCATCTCAGTCCGCCGTCTGCAGGAACTCGATGTCGTAGACGACTCGCGTACCGTTACCCGCGATCAGCCGACCACTGCCCCCGGCGGTGCCGGGGAACTTCGCGCCCTGCGTGTAGATGTACTGGGTGGTGCCTCGCACGCTGGCGGGGAGTGGGATCTGGTCGTCGATCTGGTACTGCCGCCGCTGCGCGCTGGCCGTCGTCTCGATCACCGGAGTGGTCGCGGTGGCAGCCACGATCGCGCCGTTGAACGGGCTGTAGACGGCGCGCAGGGATGCCCCGACGGCGCCGGTGTCGGTCCAGATGCCGCTCACCCTGACGCGTATGATCATCTCCGTGGCCCAGTTCGGCACCTTGAATGGGGCCGCCGCCGAGGGCCAGTTCTGCCAGCTGTCCTGGTTGACGGCGTGGTCGGCGGTCGCGCTGGTCAGGCTGACGGCGGTGAGCTTCGGCCTACGGAGAGGGTTGGCCACTTCGCGGAGGTCGGTGATCATGGCGTCGGTGATCGTGGTGGTGTTCGCCGGGATGTCGATGCGAGCCAGGGCGTAGGCGGAGTAGTCGAGGTTCAGCTGACTGGCGTGAGTCGTCGACTCCGGCACCGGACCGTGGAAGATCGGCTTGGTGTACTGGTGATCGAGAGCATCCGTCTCGTTCGGCTGCGGCCACCCGAACTCGGGATCCTCGATGCGGACCAGTACCACGTAGCTGCGCTTGACCGTCGTGCTGGTGGGTCCATCGAGGGTGGTGAGCTCGCTGGCGTTCGCGACGTAGGTCTGGTTGCGGGAGGTGCCCGACTCGTTGCGGATGTTGATGGCCCCAGGGTCGATTGCGATCCCCCGACCCGGCGTGGCCAGCTGGTGGACTCGGCAGTCCTGGGCCGACACGACCCCCTCGGCCCCACCCGTGGCCGCGTACTGCGCCGTGCGCAGCAGCAAACCGGGATGGAGTCCACCGTCGATCGAGTAGGCCACCGGGTCGAAGCCGATCACGTCTGCCATCAGGGTGTCCTATCGTGGGGAGCGGCGTGCGTTCCGCCAGCTTACCGTGGCCGTGGCGGTGCCCGTGGGGTCGTTGCCGGTGAAGGCTACGCTGTGCCCACCGGGTGGCAGCCACAGCTCGTGGATCCGCGTGACCCGTGGCGACACTCGGACGCCGCTACCGTCCGACCGGGTGGCTGCAGTGATCCAGGGGCGCGCGTCAATCGTGACTTCGTCGCTGACGCCGAGTGGGTCGCGCAGCGCTGCCGTCCAGTCGGTCAGCCTGTAGTCCGCCGGAGCTCCGACTGGCTTACTCCTCTCGGTCACACGAACGCTGGCCCCTGCCAGTCCGTACGGCGACTTGAAGGTGATCCACACCGGTGTGGGGCGGGTGCCTCCCACGGTGATGCTGTAGATCGTGGTGGAGGATCCGGCGGCGCTACTGAAGGGCGGTACGAGCGGGGCCACGACACCGGCGGTAGTGTCGGTCGGGATCGCAATCGGGAAGGTCTCGAACTGCAGCTCGTCCTCGTAGACGATCTGGTCGACGGTGACGAAGTCGGCTTCGATGTCGATGCGACCAGTGACACCAGTCTCAGTAGAAGAGGGGGTCCAGCGCCGCGGGCGCCCATAGACCCGACGAGTCTGCCCGGCGATGCAGTAGCGCAGTGGCAGCACCTCTCCGGCTTTCTTGCGCTCCTCGTCGGCGTCCCAGGCGTACTGGAGCGCCTCCACGGTCGCCCAGGCGTCGTGCTCGTTCTCCTGGTTGGCGAACAGGCTGAAGGCGTGGGTCTGCGGGCCCGCCAGGTCTTTGCCGGGGCGCATGCCGTCGCGGGTGGGGTGCTCGACGTCGCGGTTGCGCGTGTTCTTGCCGCCGGGGTTCCAGCCGCCCTGATGGACGTCGACGGGGCAGCCCCAGCCGAAGACGACGCCCTTGAGTTCGAACTGCTTTTCGCTGAGCTCGGCCATCAGTCCCCCAGGTCTCGGTAGCGTCCGCCGCCCTGGTCACTGTAGACGCGCAGCTGGTGCACGACCTCGTCGACCGCCTCGTGCGGGTTCGCGGCGACCATCGGCAGGCTCAGGGAGCCGATCATGGGCCCACCACGGCCGCCGTCGGCGAGGGCCTGGATGTTGTCGAACTGCTCGGGGTTGAAGACCGGCTCCGGCCGCCCCGTGCGGTTCATGATGACATTCAGGCCGGGGTGGATCCAGCCGCCCAGGTCATGCAGGTCGGGGACGATCGAGCCGTCGGCCTGCTGCTGGTTGGCCTTGACCTCTCCGCCCTCGGAGTACCAGTTGTTCGCCTGGTGGAACGCCCACGCCTTGGTGGGACTGCCGTACCGGTTGGCGATGTACTGCAGACCGGCCTGCGCCTGGATCGAGGGGATCGACGTCTTGGCGTAGCCGGTGGTCCCCCAGGTGCTGTTGAGGAACTGGAAGAGGCCGTAGGCGGTGGAGGTGGGGTTCTGGGCGGCGTTGCGCCAGCCGGACTCCTTCTGGATGAGTTTGTCGAGGGCGGTCCATTCGGCGCCGGAGTCCCACTTCCGCTGTGCGGCGATGCCGCGGACAGCAGCCTTGTTCTCCGTGACACTGAGGGACTCGCCCTCCTCGCCGCGGGTGGTGTCCACGATGCTCGTCATGTTGCCCAGCAGATCCATGAGTGACCCAGCGGCCTTCTCGGCGATCCGCATCGGGATGTTGACCAGCATGTCGAGCAGGGGGCTGTCGGCGAGTCCCTCGGCGGCCTTGGTGGCGATGCCCTTCAGGAAGTCGACCGGCCCGCTGACGAAGTCGCCGATCTTGCCCCAGATGGAGCTGGACTCCAGGAGGCCAGGGTCCGACGCGCCGGTTTCGCCGGACGTCTGGCCGATGCTGTCACCCTTGCCGGTGTCGACGTGGAGGTGGTTGAAGTGCCCGGCGCTCATGAAGATCGTGCGGAAGCCGAGGCTCCGTGCGAGGGCGGCCATGGGCGCCAGCTCGCGCTGCTCGAGCGCGGAGGTGCCGGGCCGGGTGTTGACGTCGATGGCGTCATCGGTGTAGTGCTTCGAGGTCTTGCCGTGCCCGCTGGTCGGCGTCACACCGTCGAACGCGGAGTGGCGGCTGACCTTGCCGCCCATCTGCTGCAGGCGGCGGCCGAGGGCCACCAGGCCACCACTGGCCAGGCCCTGGAACATTTCTTTGGGGATGAGCCGCTTGCGCATGGCCTCCATGACGTTGGTGCCGTAGTACTCCACCGAGTCGACGGGCTGCATGAACTCACCGGCGGTGGCCCAGATCGGGATGTTGTCCGCGGTCTTCGTAGGCGAGCTGCCGGGGATCGGACCACCGGTCGCGCGGCCGGGCGCGTCGTTGAAGCTGAGGTACTGCTGCGCCTCACCGATCCACCCGGTGGGGACGGGGTCGATCCACTGCTCGCCCGCTCCGAACTTGCTGGCGATCCAGTTGATGCCTGCGATGATGCCCTTGTTCAGGACGGTCTCGACGACGAAGCGGACCGGGTTCAAGAAGAGGCCCACCAGGGCGTCCCAGATCATCTTGACGCCATCGAAGCTCCCCTGGAAGATCAGGACGAGTCCTTCGACGATTGCACCGAACGCCTCGAAGACGGGCTTCAGGAGCAATTGCCAGGCTTGGTCGACGCCGTAGACGAACCCGCTGAAGGCTTCGAGAAGGAGGCGCATGATCGGATCGAAGACCTCGCGCCACAACCAGGAGACGATTGCGATGATCCCGTCGAAAAGGGGCTTCCCCCAGGCGTTCCAGGTCGCCGTCATCGTGCTCCACAGGTCGGCGAAGACGAAGCCAATGAGCCCGAAGATCGGCTGAAGAACGGTCTCCCACACCGTCTTGACGACGTCGACGATCAGGTCCCAGAGTGGCTTGCCGACGATGTCCCAGGCGTACTTCATCCAGTTCATGACGTAGCCGAACACTTCGACCCACAGATCGAAGATCGGCTTCAGCACGTCGTTCCAGACCCTGGTAGCGGTCTCGGCGATGAAGCCCCAGACCTGCTGCATGATCGGCCACACGTAGGTCATGAAGAAGTCCGCGACACGCTGGGCCGCCCACTGGACGGCATCCCAGACGGCTGTCACGATGTCGCGGAAGGTCTCGCTGTTCTGCCAGAGCAGGTAGAGCGCCAGCCCGATCAGCCCGATCGCGACGACCACGATGGCGGAGATGATGACGATCGACCCCAGGACGCTCAGGAGCCCCCCGGAGGCGGCGGTGGCGCCCGTGGCCGCCCCGCTCCACCCGACGAGCCCTGCGGCACCCGCGGGGGCCGTGGCAGCCACGGAACCGAACGCCACGCTGGCCAGGCTGACCACTGTGGCGAAGCCCTGGATCAGGGCGTTGAGACCGACGATGGTCTGGAAGGCGATGGTGAGTCCGACGATGCCGATCACGATGGCACCGAGCTTCTCGGTGTCCATGTCGGCGATCCAGTTGAGGAAGGCGGTGAAGCCTTCCAGCAAGTCCTCGCCGAACGGCGCCAGGGCGATGACGATGGCGATGATCGCTCCGAGGAGCGCCTCGAAGAACTCGCCGACCTTCGGGCCGACCCGCTCGACGAACTCCATGAAGCCCTTGAGGCCCTCGCTGCCCGCGAGGTTGTCCGCCCAGTTGGCGAAGGCCGCGGTCGCATCGACGAGCCACTGACCGAAGACGAAGCCGAGCGGCTCCATGGCGGCGATCAGGCTGGCCACGCCGAGCCCGAGGTTGCCGAGCACCTCGCCCATGATCCCGATGAAGGCGGGCCCGGAGCGCTCGACCATGTCGAAGAACTGGCGGAACGGCTCCTGCTGAAGAACCTCACCGAAGTAGGCGAACATGCCGCCGATGGCGGCGGACATGCCGGAGACGATCGAGAGGAACTGGGGGCCGTAGGTGCCGATGATCGCCTGCATCCACGTTTGCAGGCCGGGGAGTAGGCCTTCCTGCGCCCGCTCCCGGAACTCGTCGAGCAGCGGCTTGAGGCTGAACAGGTAGGCGGCGAAGCTCTGGCCCGCGGGCGACAGGGCAGCCATGGACTCGGCCAGCTTGTCCTGCGCGGTAGAAGTCTGGGTGACGGCGTCGGTGTAGGCCAGCTGCGCCTCGGCCAGCTGCTCCTGGGCGTCGCGGATGCTCTCGTTGGCCTCCACCGCGGCGCGGGACTGCTCGGCGCGGGCTTCGGCGACGGCGACGTTGGCCTCGGCGAGTGCGCGCTCCTGGTCACCGACCCGGCGGTTGGCCTCCTCGACGCGCTCCTGAGCGGCGACGACGACGTCAGAGCCCTCGACCCCGCCGTCGATCCACTTCTGCTGCTCGAAGGCGATGTCCCCGTTGGTCTCGGCTACCTGATCCATGCGCAGCCGGGCGCGGTCCAGGTCGATGGACAGCTGCTCCAGGGCGTCGCCCGCCACACCTTCGGCCAGGGCCGCGTCGTAGTCGGCCTGCGCCTCGTTGAGGTCGAGCTGCGCCTGGCGGGCGTCGAGGAGGTTGTCGCGCCCGCGGAGGGCCAGCTTCTCGGCCTGGTCGGCCGCCTCCCGGCGGGCCTCGGTGAGGTCGGCCTGGGCCTGCCGGGCATCTCGCTGCGCGTCGGACAGGTCGCGTTCGGCGTCCTGAACACCCTGGAGGGCGGACATGACGCGGCGGTTGGCCTGCTCCGCGCTCTCACCAGCATCCCGCCGAGCCGCGGCCAGGCCGCGCTCGGCGTCACGGACTCCAGCGGTGGCGGCGGTGACGGCCTTGTTGTAGGCGGCCGAGTCGGCGGCGGCGTCCTTCTGTGCGTCACCCATGGCTCCGACCGCGTCACCGATGCCCACCACTCCAAGGGCGAACACACCCGCTGCGGCACCGCCGACGGCGAGAAGCGGAAGGAGGCCGCCGATCGAGGCGGCGAGGATGCCCAGGACGGGGATGACGGCGGGCCCGATGGCGGCGATGCCGAGCACGCGGGCGTTGAAGGCGCGGAAGGAGTTGGCGCCGTCGTCGGCGCGTCGGCTGGCGTCGCCCACCTCGCGAGAGATCTCGCGCATCGCGGCAGTGGCGGCCTTGCCGTCGACGTCGATGTCAATCTCGGCCTCGGTGTTGTCGAGCTTCTCCACCATGGCGAGCACGCCAGCCAGCTGGGCTGCTGCTGCCGCGGCGTCGACGCTGATGTCAATGCCCCACCGGCCGTCGCTCACCAGCTGGAGGCGGCTCTGCAGCTGGCCGAGGCGCAGGAACGCGGAGCCCGCGTCGATGTCGATGCCGATGTCCTTGTCGCCGAGCTCGAACAGCTCCTGGCGGATGTCCTTGATCTCCTTCTCGACGTCCGAGGAGTCGGCCGTGAGCGTGACAGGCGGGATCCGGTCGGTGGCGCCCTTGATGGCGTTCTTCAGGGTGCGCTCGAACTCGCCCATCTGCCGGTCGAGCTTCAGCTCCGGCTCAATCTGGATCCCGTTCAGCGACTCCAGCTCTCCGCGAGCCTTGGCGACCGTCACCATCATGTCGGCGGCGTTGACGCGGAGGTCCATGCTCCCGGCGCGGTCCTGGATGTCACGGAGGTCCGACTCGATCTTTGTCAGCAACTCGAAGGTGGTGCCGGGGTTCAGCTCCATCCCGATCTCCTTCTTGGAGTCGGTGAGCACCGCCAGGTTCCGGGCGACCGCCTTCAGCTGAGCGTTCATCGACTTGTCGTCGATCTTCGGCTGGATCGTCGGCAGGCTCTTGTTGAGGCTGGCCACGGCCGACTTGACGGTGGCGTCGAACTTCCCGGCGTACTTCTTGCCGGACTCCTCGCCTGCCTTGCCTGCCGCTTCCGCCGCGGCCTTCCCGGCCTTCTCGACAGCCTTCGGGATGCTCTTGGTGACCCGATCCTCGAACGGCTTGTCGAGCGCGTCCGCGGCGTCAATGGCCATCTTGCGGAACTCTTCGCGGATCTGCTCGGGGACACCCCTGAACGATGGAACCACGCTCAGAAAAATGGATCCTGCCGAGTATGGCGGGGGCACCGCGGTCCTCCTTCTGGATCGTGCGGAGGGCTACTTCCCTGCGCGGCTGCCCAACAGCTTAGACGTCAGATCATGGTAAGTCGCGAGCTTGCGCTCCTGGCGCACGGCGTCGAAGGCGGTGAGTGGCCGGGGCTCGGGGACGAACTGCGGCACCTGCGCACCGGCCTTGGAGTTGATCTTCTGGAGCAGGAGGTTGTTCTGCTGCTGCAGATCGTTGTTGCGCGCCAGCAGTGCGGCCTCGATCGTCCAGACGGACAGGCCGGGGTTGTTCGACGACTTGAGCTTGGTGCCGCTCTTGAGGACCGCCCGAACGTAGTCGGCGTCGTTGGCCATCGCCTCGTTGGTCTTCGAGTTGGCGGGCAGCTTGTCGATGAAGTTCAACAGCTTCCGCCATTTGCGAGCCCTCCAGAGGTAGCCCAGGTCAAGCTGGGCTACCGTCTGGAGGTCGACCTCAACCTCGGCTCCGTAGCGTTGCAGTAACGCTAGGAGCCGACGGCGTTTCCCATCTTGTCCAGCCCGTAGTAGTCCCGGTAGCCCTCCATGAGGGCACGGAGCTTCACGCCGCTGAGGCCGGAGGTGTTGTCCTCACCGGCGTCGTTAGCCCAGTTCAGGAAGTGAGTCCGCTCGGCCGGGTCCTTGATCGCGGCACGGAAGAACCGGCCGGGGGTGTCCTCCATGGTGGCGAGGACGGTGTAGTTCAGCTCGACAGCGTCGCGGAAGGTGACCCGCTTGCCACCGGCGACGACGAAGTAGGGGTCCTTCTTCTTCTTCGGCAGACCCTGGACGCTCTCGCGCTCCAGCGCGTCGAGGTCGAGGTGGACGGTGTTCTCAGCAGCCATGGTGGAGGGCTTCTTCCTGTGTGGAGGTGGTGGAGGAGATGATACCGCCCCCGCCGAAGCGGGGGCGGCTCACGTCAGGACTCGTCCGGGGTGGTGCTGCCGGTGTTGGTCTCCGAGCCCTCGGTCGTCGAGGAGGCGCGGGCTCGCCGCTGCCCCTCGGCGCCGGAGTTCGCGGTGGCGACGTTCTTCGGCGGCGTGGTGGTGTAGCCCTCGTCGTCGCGGAGGGTGGCACCCTCCTCCTTCGAGGTGGGGACGATCGACCGACGGCCGTCGGGGCTGTAGAGCCGCGGCAGGGGGCCGGAGGAGGTGGAACGGGCCATCGGAGGAGCCTCTCAGGTCAGGAGGGGTTGGAGGTGGACGGGGGAGCCGGGGGCGTCGGCTTGGGCGGCTCGGGGGCCTCCAGCTTGGCCTGCTCGGCGGGGAGGTAGCCACGCCAGCGCAGGGCAACCTCGTCGGCCGCGGTGGTCACCTCGCGAGTGTCCTCGCCGTCGGGGCTGACCAGCACGAGCTTGTCGGTGTTCGAGGTGGAACGGGGCTTGCTGGTGGCCACGACGGGCTCCCTTCAGGGTGTGGAGGACGGGGTGTTGAAGGTGGGGCGACCCTGGCCCTCCACAGACAGGGTCGCCCCACCGCTCACGACTGTACTGCTGAAGCCTGAGTCACAGCGTCTACGGTAGCACGCACGAGGTCGGCGTAAGTCGTCTTGGGTGCCTCGCCCACGTTCTTGCTGATGTTGCAGACCAGGTGCGCCAGAGCGACATTGTCGTACGTATGCGACCCACCTGCGGCGACAGGGGTGATGTGGTCCAGACTCTTAGAGCCAGGGTGAGGCCACTTGAGCTCGAAGTCGATCTCTTCGGGGCAGAGTGAGCAGCGCGTTCCGTCGCGCTCCAAGAGGACCGAGGTAAGGATCTGTTCCGACTCGGCGCCGGTGGTCGCTACGCGACGAGCGTGATTCCTATTGATGACTCTGTCGGGATGGCGCTCGCGGTACGCCTTAGCAACGGCGCGGTCGCGTTCGGGATACTTGCGGCGATACTCAGCCGCAAGCTGATTCCCGCGAATTTGAGCACACGCAGCGCATCGAGAGCCCTGACGACGAGGGGCGTCACTAGGATGCGGCTTCAAGCAGTCGGGGCAACTGGTAACCGGCTTGACCCTGATCGCTCGACGCTCGCCCGCGCGCTTCTTGGTCTGCTCAACCTGGCATGGAGAACAGCGCGTCGGCCACTTGTGCGAAGTCTTGATGAGCGGCGTGGCGCAGTCGGCACAGAGTCGAGGAGATCCGACAAGAGCTGACTCGCGGTACCTAGCCTTCTTCTCCCTGTTCACTTCGTTCCGCCGAGCTGCCTGGTGTTCAGGGCAGCGCACCGGCCAGCGCCCCTTGCCACCGACATGGGTCAGGGGTGCCCCACAGTCCTTGCAACGCCGCTCGACCAACACCTGACGGCCCGCACTGGTCCTGGACACACTGAAGCCCTCTGTCATGCCAGTAGTATGGCACTTCAGAGGGCTTCAGTAAAGAGCACTTACACTACGGCGAGGGGCGTCAGCCCCATCTGCTCCAGCCGGGCGTTCCAACCCGGGCCACCGAAGATCCACGAGCCCGACGCGCCCCACGTCTCGTCGACCTGACCGGTGACCGTGGCGGGCCAGCCGAAGGCGTCGTCGCCGACGCTCATGGCCTGGTCACCGTAGGAGCCGATCTTCCCCTTGGGCATGTACTTGCAGATGTAGATGTCACCCTCGGCGGTCTCGTCCTTGGCGACGGAGAAGAAGCGGTACTGCCGCGGGGTCGGGCGCGGGGGCTTCTTGATCTCCAGGGAGCCGTTGGTCGCGTCCCGCGCGCCGGGGGCGATGACGGAGCCGGTGCCCAGCTCGATGGTGGACAGCTTGGTCTCGATACAGACGACGCTCATCGTATCGGTGTCGGTGGAGACGTCGGAGCGGACCGGCGAGGTGCGACCGAAGGCCGGGGTCTCGGAGCTGGTGACTGACCGGCTGTGGCCCATGCCGTCGGTGTTCAGCAGGCCGAGGTCTTCCCAGCCGAGGGGGAGCTCCAGGAACTCGCCGTCGGGCGCGAAGAGGGTGGCCGCGGAGATGTGCGGGGCGGTCATCGGGGCCCGGAACAAGGCGCCGTCGAGCACCTTCCGGACCAGGTCGTCCTGCTGCTGCCTGAGTGCCTCGAAGCTCACGGTGTGTCTTCCTTCCGGGGTCTGTCAGCGACGGACGCTGAACGTGAAGCTGCTGTACTGCCTGTAGATCCTGTCGTCGTCCCAGGGGACGTCGTGGGGTCGCATGGCGGTTGACACCTGGTCGATCACCGTGGAGCCTGCAACATGAGGATAGCTCAACAACCGGGTCCGCGCTTCGTCCGCCAGCTCGCGGACCTCGCGATACGTCTTGTGAAAGAAGTCGAAGTCGATCAGCTGCCGGTCACTGAGCCCGTTGTCGTTCCCGCCGATGTCGCGGATTCGCACGAACGGCAGGATGTCGATGAGGTTCCGGTCGTTGGGGAAGACCCGTCCGACGTGGAAGGTGCCATCCTGCTCGTCGGCCAGCTCGGGGAACCAGCGGGCCAGCAGGAGCTTGCCCGCGGCCACACCGTCGCCATACGGCCGGGTGGACTTGATCGACGGGAAGGTCACCCTGGCTCTCCCTGGTAGTCGCCCACGCGAGACCCGGCCGTCCCGAGGATGCGCTGCGGATCAGAGTAGCCCCCCTGGGGTCGGACGTTCGCGCCGGTGGCGCCGCGGTTGCGCACGCCGGAGCCGAACTCGATCGCGGCAGCGGCCTCGTGGTCGTTGGTGACGTTGCGGGTGAGGCGGGACAAGCCCTCGATGAGGACCGGCGGCCCGACCTCGACGGCCCAGTTGCCCGCCAGCGTGGAGCTCATGGGGCGGGCGATGGCCACGACATCCTGGGACGCCTCGGTGACCGCCTCGCCCAGCTCGGGCCCGTTCATGAACGCCGTCACGCCCGCGGCGTCGTGCTTGTAGCGCGTGACCCGGATGGGCATCAGGTGCTCACGTGCAGAGTCTTGAGGATGACGGCCTTGCCGAGATAGCGGGCGGGCGGCTCGCTGACCGAGTGCACCTCGCCGAGGATCTCCAGCTGGGCGTCGGACTGGATGGCGGCGGCCGTGGTGCCCCAGTCGAGCTTCACGTTCCAGCCGTCGATGTTGACCTCGCCGCCGTCCTTCTCCTCCGAGGCCCGCGGCCACACGATCGCGCCATACAGCGGCATCCACGCGTTTGGCTCGCCGATGAAGTCGCCGTCGGAGTTCTTCGGCCGCGCGGCGCGGACAGCGATCGTGATGGTCTCCACGGTCTACGCCTCCGGAGAGCCGAATGCGCCCTCGGCGTAGTACGGGAAGGAGCTGCCCCGCCACCACGGCACGGTCAGGACGCCCACGTTGGCGCGGTGGGTCTCCACGGGCCCGCGGGTGGTGGACATGACCCACAGGCCGGGGATGCCGACCGTGGGCTCGCTGACGTCACCCTCGACGAGGCCCGCCAGCAGGCGCTCCTCGTCCTCGGTGAGCTTGTACCGCAGCATGACGTCGTCGATGTACCGACTGGACAGCGGGCCGACGGTCTCGGACTGCTCGCCGTTCGGGTGCTGGTAGAAGTCCTTGGCCTTGATGTCGGCCAGCAGCTTCGCCCGCGGGTGGATGGTGTCGATCGTCCACTTCGGGTCGCCCGCCATACGGATGACCACGGCGACGCCCATGAGGATCTGGTCGGCGAAGTCGGCCTTGTCCGGCGGGATCTGCGGCAGACCGAGCCACACCGCGAGCTGGGCGGGCGTGGTGAGCGGGGCGTTGAGCGCCGGGAGCGGCTCGGCGACCTCGGTGGTGGTCGCGTCGAAGGAGAGCGGGGCTTCGGTGGCCATCAGGCGGCGCTGTCCAGGTCAGCGAGGATGTCGATGGTGTGGTAGGTCTTGGTCGGGAACGTCTGCGTCTTGCCGTCAGACCAGGTGACCTCCCACTCCGCCTCGTAGCTGCCCGGGGTGCTCGTGTCGCCGACGGCCCAGTCGTAGCGGACGATGCCACCCGTCGGGTCGACGATGACGGCCGCCGAGTTGACCTTCGGCTCGGCCTGATTGGCGCCCTTGGACCGCATGATGAAGTCGACCTTGGTCGCGTCGGCCAGCGGCACGGGCGCACCCTGGACGTTGAGCGTCGCCTTGATCGCCGGGAGTCGATCGTTGGCTTTCAGAACGAAGTCCGCCACCAGGCTGCCCTCCTACGGGGTGTGGAGCGTCGCTGAGGAGACGCCGTCGCTGTCCAGAGTAGCGTGACTCTCGCCGTCGGTGGCGAGAGTGGCCGCGTAGTCCCGCACGTCGAGCAGTACGGCGGTGGCCAGCTGCTCGGGCGCAAGGATCGCCACACCTTCGCCGTCGCTCATGATCAACGCGTCGCTGGCGCCGTCGAAGTGGATGGTGGCGTCGCTGGCGCCGTCAAAGCTCAGCGTGGCGTCGACGACGTCGAAGGTGATCCGCGGCGGGATGTACCCGACCTGCTGGGTCAGCGAGGTCGCCGTGGCGTAGGCCACGGCATCGCCGAGGGTGAGGCGCAATGAGCTGGTCTCGGAACTGGCCAGGGAGCCCGCCACGGCTGCGCCCTGAGTCTGGCGCAGGCTCATGACCGTTCCGGCGGCCACAGCGCGAACCGTGGCGCTGGCGACCGTCGCACGACTGGTCACGGTGCTCGCCAGCGCAGAGGCACGAGCCCTCGCGACTCCCGTGCCGGTGTGCGTGCTGCTGGTCGACGCTGTTGCGCGGGCGCCCGCGGAGGCCGTGCCGCTGGTGACGTGGATCTCACCCGCGGCGTTGCCCGTGACGGAGCTTACCGACGCGCGGGCCACCGCAGTGGCGGAGGTGGTGTGCACCCCCGTGGTGGCGCCCTGGGCGGTCGCGACCACCGTGGCGGTGCCGGTGGTCGCGCGACTGGCGCTCGTTGCGGCCGACGCCGAGGGCAGGGCTCGCGCCAGTCCCGTCGTCGCAGCCCGCTTCGCCGTGGAGGCGAGTGCTCGAGCAGTCGCGCTTGCGGTCGCAGCGATCGCTGCGAGCTTCGTCGAGGTTCCGCTGGCGCTCGCCAGCGCACGCGCCGTGCCGGTCGAGTTGGCGCGCTTCGAGCTGCTGGCGGTGGCCGTGGCGCGGGTCGTCGCGGTGCCGGTGGTGGTGTGGACCTCGGGGACGACCGGCTCGTCGTACACCATGGTGCCCGTCATGCGAGCGGTGTTGTCGGCGGAGTAGCCGGTGAAGGTCAGCGTGATGTCGGAACCGGTGTCGTCGACCCAGATGCGACCGTACTGCTGCACCTGCACGCCGGTCGTCGTAGGGTACGGGCCGGTGGTGTAGACGCCCTTGTGGCTGGACGAGTTGTTCAGCGGGGACGCCTGGAAGACGTGGATCCCACCGTCGGAGCTGGTGCCGTTATTGATGCTCAGGGCATGCTGGTCACCGCCCAGCATGGCGATGCGCTTGCCGGACGCTGCGAAGAAGTCCGCCAGCTCCAGCCGCTCGGCGGGCACGCCGTCCCAGCCGTCTCCGCTGGTGTCCGCGGTGTCCGTCCACGGCGGGCTCGACGCGATGACGATGACCGGCTCAGGGGCCGCGGTGATCGTGTCCTTGAGCCACTGCTTCTGGGTGGCACCCAGGGCGGTGGTGGTGGTCCGGAAGGAGCGGTCGTCCAGGATGATGAAGCGGATGCGACCCCAGGCGAAGGTGCGGTAGACGCCCCGGGTGGCGGGGATGCCCCGACTGGTGAAGCGGGAGCGGAACGCAGTGTTCCAATTCGTCCAGGCCGTGTTGTTGACGCCCCAGTACGAGTTGTTGGTCATGCCGTCGTGGTCGGAGCCGGTGTAGAGGAACGGCGCCACGGCCAGGGCGGCGGCGTGGTGCGGCGCTGTGATCTTGGCGTCCATGCGCGCCTCGAAGTTGCTCAGCGTCGTGCCCGTGCCGTCGTGGTAGTACAGGTCGCCCAGGTGAATCGTCAGGTCGTCCTTGCGGGCCGCGATGGCGGCCATGGCGGTGGAGTCCGCGGCGTCACAGCAGGAGGAGAAGTCGAACCCGAAGCTGGTCGGCGCCATGGGTGCGGGGGCGGTGACGAACTCGCCCACGGTGCCCGTGTCCAGGTGTGTGCCCCCGGCGCTGTCCGTCATCTGGATGCGGTAGTAGTACCGGGTGTGGGGCGCCAGGCCGGTCGCGGTCACCGTGGCGCGACCGTCCGCGTCGGGGGTGACCGCCGAACCGGTCACGACTCCGGTGGTGACGGCCGCGTTGATGCCGACCACCAGGCGCACGCTGTTCGCATCGGAGGTGCGGACCCGCACCGCACCCTCGGTGTCGGTGGGCAGGTCGACCACGCGGGACTGCAGCGCGGGCACGGGGGCGGTACCGCCGCCGCCCTCGGCGGCGGCGAAGACCGCCATGGTGCCGGAGAGCTTCTCCACGATGGAGCTCGTCCAGGTGAAGGACGTCTGGGTACCAGTGGCGGTGACGTGGGCGCCGATGGAGGCGTCAGCCGGGACGACGTTCCAGTCCTGGACCAATCCCGCCGGGCCGGTCATGCCGTACGTCGCACCGCTGGCGATGACGGCTTCCATGTGGCCCAGGCCGACCACGAGGTCACCCGACTGCGTGGCGGCGGTGGCCGTGATGGTGGTGGCCTCGGCGTTCGCGGGCGCGACACCACGGAGCGGGGCGGCCGGGTCGGCGTTCGAAACGACCCAGGCGCCGACGCCGAGCATCTGGTCGGCCAGCGTGGTGGGGGCGGACAGGGTCGCGGTCGCCGAGTAGGTGCCGATGGGCGGGTTGTAGACGCCCCAGATCTGGGTGGTGGAGTCGTCCTGCTCGACCGCGGAGACGAGCTGGGCGAGGGCGATGCCGCCCAGGGTGACGCCGCTGGTGGTCTGGAGGTTGTCGTTGCTGTAGACCACGCCGACGGCGACGTACTGGCCCGCTGTGGTGACCTGCACGCCGGGCAGGCTGTGCGTCTGCGCCGAACCGCTGGGCTTCGCGCTGAACCCGGTCCAGGCCACCTCGGGCGTGCCGTCGATCACCGGCGGCTCGGTGACCGTCACGGTCACGAGGTCGAAGCCGGAACCGGCCGCGTTGGTGGCGGTGGCCTCCAGGATGTAGCTGCCGACCTCGGTGGGGGTCCACGACAGGGTGGCCGAGGTGCCGATGGGCCGGATGCCGCCGGGCCCCTCGACGACGGTCCACTCCCAGCTGGTCGGCGAGCCGGTGGCGGTCGCCGTGCGCTCGAAAGGGTTGCCGAGGAGAATCGAGGCGTCGGCCCCGGCGCTAACGGTCGGGGCGACAGGCCCAGTGCTAGTCGCCGGGCGGAGCGCGAAGACGGTGCCCGCCTGCGGCAGTGACGCCGACATGGCGAAGCGGCGGGTGCCAGTGGCGCCAGCAGCGGCGCGGGGCTCCTGATAGATGAAGCCGCGCCGGGAGAAGGCGCTGGCAGGGTCGTCCTCGACGACGAGCGTCACCCCAGAGGGGGGCGTAAAGAATCGCGTCGAGCCGCCGGACTGGATGCCGAGCCCGGTGACGACCACGGCGCCGGGGGTGACGATGTTCAGCGACGGGGCGTCGATGAAGTTGGTCGTGGTGCCCTGGTTGAAGCCGACGCCCGGCACGTCGATCGGATTGGCGGTGTCGACACCGGTCCAGCGGCTCACCTGGAGACTGTGCCCGGACGAGGGTAGGCCGGTGAAGGTGATGGTGGTGGGCTCGGAGGCGGTAGCCACGCGCAGGTACAGGTTTGCGGAGATGGTGCTGAGCGCCGAACCAGCGATCGTCACCCATCCCGCCTGGTCGGGTGTCGGGACGTTGTGCTGGGCGGACAGCTCGGCGACCAGGACATCGCCCGCCACGGTGCCCGCGGGGAGGGGTGCACTGACGCTGGTGCCGTTGGCGGTCAGCTCGCCGCGTGACGTGGTCTGGAGCTGGATCGGCACGCCGTCGGCCTACCTTTCGGGTCAGGCCGGGTTCTCGACGCGGATGGTCGGGGTGTGCTGGATGGTGCCCGCGCTGCCGAAGGGCTCGGGGGCGCTCAGGGGGGCGCTGTAGAGAAGGGTGCCACCAGTGGCCGCGGTGCCGATGCCCCAGTGGGTGACCGTCGTGTTCGCGGGGATCGGCGCTGAGACCTGCGAGCCCGCGCGAGAGCCGGTCGACGCTGCCGCCCAGGTGGTGGTCGGACGACCGGTACCCGAGACCTCGTTCGTGATCGTAGTGCCGGGATCGGCGGTGAAGAAGAGGATGCGGGCACCGGCGGACGCGATGCCGTCGACGCCTGCGTTGAGGCCAGCGGTGGTGAACGGCACGGGAATCTCCTTCGGGAAGTCGTTGGGCCCAGCATAGACGAAGCCGCCCTCCTCTGCCGAAGCGGAGGAGGGCGGCTAGTGCGTCTGCCGTCAGGCGTCGGCGTTCGTGCCGTTGTAGTTCACGCCGAGGAAGCGGACCGAGACGGGCTGCACGCCGTCGGCGTACTCCTTCAGGTCCATCGCGTCGCGGCCGGTGCCGCCGACGCGCTCGTCGTAGATCGGGGTGGCGCCGGAGAACGTCGAGACGACCGACCGGAGGCTCATGAAGTCGGTGTCGTAGTCCATGACGTGCCGCAGCGAGAAGCCGTTGCGCGCCAGGCGAGCACCGGAGACGATCCCTGCCGGGGGCACCTTGGGCGCCAGGTTGCCGAACACCAGGCCGGTCTTGTGGGAGACCATGCTGAAGTTCGGGTTGACGTCGAGGCTCTTGACGACCCGCAGGCCCGCCAGGTCGCCGATGGTACCGCGGCGCAGCGCCAGCCGGTTGTCCTCACCCGCGGAGTCGAACCGAGTGATCCGGTCGCTCTTGAGGATGTCCTTGGCGACGTTGGCGCCGACCAGCCAGAAGCGACCGGCGTCGTTCGGGGCCACACGGAAGCCGTCGAGCTCGGCCTGCGCGTCGACCGCGAAGTCGTACGGGTCGTCGCCGGTGTTGAAGGTGAGCGTGACCTTCGGGCGCATCTGGTTGAACGAGTCGCGGATGTCGAGCTCGAGGTCATGGGCGACGGCCTCGGCCTGCGGCATGACGACGTCAGTGGCGAGGTTGACCGGGTCCATCGTGTAGTGCTCGTCGGTCAGTTCGGTCGCCGAGTAGGTGTGGGTACCGAACGTGATGTCGACACCCTGCCCACCCTTGATGTCGTCGGTGACGATCGGCGCACGCCGCTCACGCCACTCGTACTTGCGGGCGACGGCACGGAGGCCACCGACGCGCATGGTGACGGTGTCACCCTGGGAGTTGACGAAGGTCTCGTCTCCCACCCGCGTGAAGAGGAGCGACAGGATCGACTCCTGCTCCATCACGGGGAAGAGGAAGGGGAGCACCTTGCGGGACTTCTCCACCTGGACGGCCACTGGAGTCTCCTGTCTTGTCTAGCGGGGGGCTGGTCACGGATCCCACCTGTGGACCGTCTCAGATGTCAGAGTACACGCCTCGTTACTTGCGCGCGTTGTACCTCGCGAGCACCTCGGCCTCGGTCGGCTCCTTCTTGTCCGGCTCACCCCCGGTGAGCGGGTCGCCGGGGGTGACGGTGCGCCGCGGGGTGGAGCGCGGGTTCGGGTTGTCGTCGTCGGCCGCGGGCTTGCCGGTGCCGCCGAAGCTCTTGAGCAGCTTCTCGGCGTCGGCCTCCAGCTCCTCCTCGGTGCCACCGCGGAGCCGGTCGGCCCAGTCCTCGTCGAGTCCCTTGCGCAGCGCGATGCGCAGGCGCAGGGTCTCGGCGGCCGTGCCGCTCTTGGCATCGTCGCGCTCCTTGATGGTCTGCGCGAGCTGCTCCTGCACCTTGGTCAGCTCCTCGGGGTTCGCGGCCCCGGCGATCTGGCCCTCCAGCTCCTCGGCGCGCTCGGTCGTCTCGACGAGGCTGTTCTGGACCCGCGCCTTGTCGACGGTGCGGTCGAAGATGAGCTTGCGGGCCTTGGCGGCATCGAACTGCTGCTCCTCGGCCGGGATCTCGTTGCCGTCGGCGTCGACCTCCCAGGGGGCCTTCCAGTCCTCGTACTTCGGCAGCTCGATCTTGGTCTTCTTGGCCACAGCGGGCCCTCCTGGGGCGTCGGTGATCCCGGCTCGGGATCAAGTGGTTCGAGAGTACACGGACAGACGAAGACCCCGACTACCCTATCCCAGCGGGGGGATTCACGTCGGGGTCTCGCCTGCGTATTTCGGTCGCCACCATTCCTGCACCATCCAACCAACCGGCGAATGGCTCGGAATCCTGTGGGTCGATCAGACCGCCGGGGTCGAGGGCTTCGGCAGCAGCTCGGCCTCGCGCACCGTTGGTGCCGTGGAGCCGTCACGCAGCTCGGTCCACGGGATGCCGCCGGTGGCGACGGCCTCGGCGGTCAGCGCGTCCCAGTGCGCCTTGCCACCGGCGACGGTGGCGGGACGGCTGGCGGGACGGGGGTCGGACGCGGGCGCCTCGGTCACGGGCCGCGGAGTGGGAGCGGTCATCTGGTCCTCCTCGATCGGTGCCGCGGGGCGGCCATGTAGTGCCCAGCGTACACGCCGTGCTACAGGCTAGTGCGGAGACGATCAGCAGCGTCGCGTGGCGTGTGGCCGTCATACTCGGGAGGCAGCTCGACCTCGGGGATGTCAAAGAGTCCCCAGTGGTCGGCTGCATAGTGGTTGGACACCTGCCCACCTGGCAAGGTGGCTACAACAATGAACCAACCACCGTCAAAGCACAACTCTCCGTCAGAGTGGCGCCAAGACTTCACAACCGGATAGGTCCCGTGTCGAGCCCACTCGTTCGCAGCGTGCGCGTTGTAGAGCATCCGATACTCGTACAACTCGTCGAGAGTGTGGTACTCGTCGCCTTCGTCAGTCATGCATGAACTGTAGCAACTCACCAGCGGGACAGGTCTGCGATCCCCGCCTTGCGCGCCAGCTCGGCGAACTTGTTCCGGGCCTTCGCCCCGCCAATGCCGGGGTTGTCCTTCAGCATCTGGCGCCACAGCTCATCGGCGACCCGCGCCGTGTCGGTCCAGTTCTCCTTGCCACGCCGGTACACAGCGCGGATTCCGCAAGCGCACGAATCGTGTGCCTTGTGGTTGCCGGGCCCAGTGAAGCGCGCATCCGACTCGTCCCAGGAGTCCTCCGAGAACACAGGGCCCCGCGAGGCGAGCATCAGGCAGAAGGCACACGGCTTGTCCTTCGTCACCCGCACGTAGCCGATCGCCGCTGGGTCGCGGACGACGATGAGATCTGCGGTGTCGCGCCCGCCGTTGGCGGTGTACCTAAACGCCGACGCGGCGGCCTTGACCCCGGCGTTGCGCACCAGCTGATCGCGGGTCTGCGCCTTGAGGCTACGGGCCCGCTCAGCGCGCTCCACGTCGGCCGGGGGGGCACCGGGGGGTGGCTCCTCCACGTCGGGCGTCTTCGCGAGGTTCACGGCCAGCTCGCGGGGCCCCGTGTGGATCAGGGAGCGCAGCAGCTGCTCCCGCGGCGGGTCCGGCGGACGGGGGATCTCGAAGGCGGGCGCGCTGGGGGCCTGGATCTTGCGCACGGCGCGGGCGTAGGCGACGGCAATCCGGTAGGACTCCTGCCGCCCACGGAGGATGAACTGCACGACCTGCGTCAGCCAGTCCGTCGACGTCGTCGAGATGTTCTCGGAGTCGATCGTCTGCATCCACAGCGCCAGCGTCAGTCCCGCCACCTTCGCGGCGTTCTGAGCCTGTGCAGCCCGAGCCTGAGCGTCCAGCGCGGCCAGGCTCGTCGTGGGTGCGGTCATTGCTCGGTCCATGGCAGCGCCAGGCCATCACCCTCATGACGCGGAACGATGTGAAGATGAAGGTGTCCAACAGTCTGTGTCGCCGCCGGACCTCGGGAGGTGATGAGGTTGCAATCGCCGATGCTCTCACGCCGGGCGTACTCTTGGGCCAACGCAACGGCGAAGCGCAGACCGTAACCGTCGTGCTCCTCGCGACCAGGATCAACCCAGTCGGTGACGTGTTCGCGCGGAATCACAAGTACATGGCCCGGCACAACTGGGTTCAATGGCTCAATCACCATAGCTCCGAGCCATGTTGCAAGGATGGTTGCCGGGGCCCGCCCAGCGACGATCTCGCAGAATGAACAGTCAGCCATCGTCATGCCTCCAGCATCAAGCGGTCAGGCAAGTTGTCGTACGGCTCGGTGATCATGAAGAAGCCCTCGACCTCGACCAGGCCCATCCGGGTCGGGTGCGGATCCCAGACGAGCTCGCCGGTGCCGGGGAGCCCGACTACACAGTGACGGAACGGGCCGCGGGGGCTCGGGCCATCCAGCACCATCGGCGGACCCGAGTCCGCGCCGATCCAGTCACTGGCGTAGTAGTAGGCCAGGTCGACCCCGCGACTGCGCATCCAGCGACGGCTCTCCAGCCACCACGAAACGTACAGCCCGAAGTGCGGAACCTCCTCGACGTCCAGGTCGAGCAAACTGGCGAGGGCGGCCCGCCAGCAGTCGCCGGGGATGCCGTCGTTGGTGTGCCCGTCCGTCCGGTTCGATCCCTGGACGTACAGCTGGGTGATCTCACGCATCGTCAGACCGTAGCGGGCTGCTGGGGGTTGAGCAAGCCGTTGGACTCGAAGTCGGCGATCAGGGCGTCGATCGTGCCGCTCTCGACCAAGTCCTTGGCCCGCTCGGTGTCGGAGTCGGTCCAGCCCTCGATGCGCTCCCACAGCATCTCGACGGGCACCTTCAGCTGCTGGGCGATCTTGCCGAGCGCGTCCGCCGTCTGGGAAAGCGAGCGGGTCTCGGTGTCGCGCCAACGGACCTGCATGTTCCAGGCCTCCGCCTCGGCACTGTTGCCCATGAGCACCGCCGACAGGCGGAACAGGCGCTCGTGGGACTCGCCGAACGACGTGCGGCGCTCCAGCGAGCGCTTCATGAGGCTTGCATTGATCGCCGCAAGGCTCTCGGGCTGCATCTGCGGGGCCTCGCCGCCCAGGGCATGGGGCGGCATCTGGCGGACCGCGGCGAGGTCGCGCAAGTCCTTGTCGGAGGCTGCAATGAAGCCCGCCAGCTGAGTCTCCTCCAGCGAGCCGAACTTCGTGTCCGAGGACTCTGAGGTGAGGAAGTCGCCGACGCGCAGCTTCGCCATGCCCTTCCGATAGTCCTCCTCGGTCATGTTCTTCGGCTTGACCAGGCCGGTGATGTACCGGACCTTCCACGCACCGAAGCGCTGCACGATCAGGCGGTCGTAGGTGTTCTGGTCGATGCGCCGCAGGACGGGGATGACCGGCTCGATCTCACCGGTGACGCGGCCGTCGAGGTCGATGAGGTTGGTGTACCGCACGACGGGGCAAACGCCCATGCCGTGCACCTCGTAGGAGATGTAGGACCAGTCGCGAGTGTCGGTGCCGTCGCCCTTGCAGGAGAGGTAGTGGATCGCCTCCTCGTCCATGTAGCGGACGTTCCAGCCCCACTCACCGTCGTCCATCCGGTACGGCGTGGCCTTGATCGAGTGCGTCGGGAACTCGTCCTCGTCGTCCTCGTCGTAGAACGCGGCCATGGAGCGCGCGGAGTGGCCCTTGAGCTTCGGGATCCGCTTGCCGGTCAGCCGGTCGTTGCCGGGCAGCGCGGAGGCGTAGGCGATGCCGTGGCCGAGGGCGCCGCGGTAGATCTGCGCCTGGTAGGCGTCCCAGCTGTTCCGCTGCCATGCCTCCCACGCCTGCAGGTTCTCCTGCTGACCTGGCATGCGGACGCCCTCGAGGAACATGGTCTGGGCGAGGGTGTCGACGACCAGACCGGCCCACGGGGTGTAGGAGCGGGTCGAAAGGTCGATGTGCTCGTCGGTCTGCGAGTAGGGGTTCGGCACGTAGATGCCGGTGCCCTCCTCGCCGATCGCGCGGTCGGTGCCCTGCTCCCCGCGGATCCAGTAGTCCAGGGAGTTGGCCCGGCCGCGGGCCCGGCGGAAGGCGGGGAAGTCGTCGACGCACTTCCCGATCACGCGCGTCGGACTCATCACCATGCTGACAGAGTACCTTCCGCTCGGACGAGGCGGCCCCGCCCCCGCTAGACCTGGAGGCGGGGCCGATGGATCACGGAGCGGTGAGCCGCATCCCGGCGCCGAAGGCGATGCGGTTGGTCGACGTGATCGCGGGGTTGCGGTACATGCCGATCTTGACGTAGTTCTCGGCCGAGAGCATCGTCGCGCGGCTGTGCCACGGGATGACCAGCTCGCCGTCCAAGTGGACCTCCAGGCCGCCCTTGGCGGGGTCCTGCGAGTTGATCAGGTGCAGGTTCACGTCGAGCCAGGTGCCACGCCGGGCGTCGAAGTCGGCCTTGCTGAGCAGGAGGTTGCTCGGGGCGCCGGGGACGTTGCCGCCGACACGGAGGTTCCGAGCGTCGTCGAAGCTCACGCTGACCGGCGGGGAGCCGATGCCCGAGTGGAACTGCGTGACGATGAAGAAGCCGGGCCCGGTGATCTCGAAGCCCTCGGGGAAGGCGATGCGGTACTGCAACCACCGCTCGTCGCCCTCCTTGAACCGCCAGGACTGCAGCGCGCCGGACAGCTCGGAACGGTTGCCGCTGCCGCCGCCTACGTCGCCTGGGCGGCACTCGAAGAGGACCACCTTCTCGCCATCGACGACGGGCAGCGTGGTCCGGGTCGCCGTCCCGTTCGGCCAGGCGCTGACGAGCTGGTTGGAACTCGAAGTCTCGGCGTTCTGGAGGTGCCGCCAGACACCCGGCTTGGCCAGGGTCTCGGCGGGGTCCCACTGCCAGATGACGGTGTCGCCGGAGGGTCCACGGGGATCCCCGACGGGCTCGGGCGCCGGGGGCTCAGGGGTCGGCTCGGGGGCGGGGGGCTCCGGCTCGGGCTCCGGCTCCGGCTCCGGCTGGGTGGGGATGCTCTCGAGAGCGGCGACGCGCTTCTCCAGCGCGTCGAACTCCTCGTTCGTGGGGACGTTGACGGGCATGGTTGCCTCCAGGATTGTCGTGGTTCACAGCTTACCCTCAGTCGGCCCAGGCCCAACCGCCCTTCTGCTCCTCGGGCTCGGGTTCGGCATTGAGCACAATCCGACGCAAGAGTCGGGCGCCGACCAGGCAGACCGCAGCGTCGATCTTACGCAGACTCTCACGGCCCTCCTTGCGCAGGCCGACGCCGAAGTTGCTCGGCGCCATCTTGGCGTTCTTGAGGTGCTCCATGAGGCGCGGGTTGCCGTCGATGGAGAACGTGGGGGCGATGTCGTTGTGCTCGTCGCGGCGCTCGAACTCGGCGACCGTGCGCTCGGCCGCGGCGACGAACATCTTGGTGCGCTGCGGCGAGGACATGTCCCATAGGATGGAGTGCTGCTCGGCGCCCGTCTTCGTCGACCAGTGCAGCAGCTCGTTCTTGTGCAGGCGGTGCCACTCGTCGATCAAGCCGTCCCAGTAGCCCGCGCCGTCCTCGTCGTCCTTGGCGTGGCTGGGGTCGGCCCAGAAGGCGACGACGGTGAACCGCTCGAACGCCTCGTCAACGCGCGTGTCGACCTCACCGCGGGGAGCCAGCCAGGAGTTCTTCCCGCGGCGCCTCCGGCCCGGTGGGGCCTGCCAGATGCCGATGGTGAAGGTGTAGCCGTCGGACAGGCGGCAGCCGATCAGCGCGGTGGCGTCGTCGGACTTCGAGCCGTCGAAGAACATGACGATCGGCTCGTCGGGGCGTACGGGCTCCCAGCCGATGCGGATGACGTCGGCGGTGCGGGTGCGCAGCGCGCCGACCAACGGGTCCACAGCGAGATCCACAGCCTGTGGAAGGACCCAGGCGTCCTCGGCGGCGATCGTCTGGTTGAAGAAGAACCGGCGGGCCTCGGACAGGCCGCCGTTGTCGGAGTCCTTGGTGTCCAGGATGTCTGCGGCGATGCGCTCGGGGTCCAGCCACCACGAGTCGCCGCGGACCTTCTTGATCGCGTACTCGATCCACTCGTAGACGAGTGGCTCCTGGAACTCCGGCTCCAGGTGGTCGATGCCCGGCGGGTAGAGGGTGACGGACTCCGCCAACTCCAGGGAGTCGTAGAGGACGCCGGTCTTGAACGCGGTGCCCTCGACCTCGCGGAGGTAGGCGTTGCGCTCCTTCAGGCCGACGGACTCCTCGGACGGCTCGGGGGCGTTGCAGATGGCCAGCGACCGGGCGGCGCCCTTGCGGGACTTCGCCGCGTTGCGGTCAATGGCCTTGTCCATGGCCCAGCCGTTGTTCGTCTCGATCCAGTGCTCGGTCTCGTTCTTGATCACCAGTGAGGGGCGACCGCCCTCCAGGGCGCGGGGGTTTGAGGTGACAGCCTGAATCTGACGGCGCCCACGGAAAGCTGTCACCTTGGTGACGCCAATGGAGTCGTTGCGCATGTGCGCCTTGCTCTTGCATTCGTCACTAAAGAGCCCAGGCATCAACAACATCGTGTTCTGAGTGTTGTGCGTGAGAATGCCCGAGTATCCGACCTGGAACAGGTGGTCATCGGTATCGATGCCGATGCACTTCACCGGGACCGACTCAACCTCGCGGACGCCAACGATACTGCGATGGGCGTAACGGCGCTCCCTCTGGACCCGCTCCCTCTTGTAACCCAGGCGGAAGGGATTGAGTGCCGCCCAGGGGGTGAACTGGACTCGTTGGGCGCCATTATCGGCGGGCTGCACATTCCATCGAATCCCCAGAGAGGAGAGAATCTCACAGATCCCCTCAATCAGCTCAAGGTTCTTGTTGGTGAAGGTGGCGCGGCCACCGGGGCTGATGCCACCGTCGGAGTCCATCAGACCCTGAAGCAGTGCGAGGCGCTGGTTGCTCCCGGCCTGGAAGTAACTGTCGGGGATGTGCTTGTCCCCCAGCACTCCGATGTCGCGCAGCTTCTCACGGAACGTCGGGATGGTGGGTGCATCTGCGCGCCCCGCCTTGCCAAGACGAATACAGGTGCGGCACACCTTGTTGCCCGCCTGGATGCAGTAGTTGTCCACGTAGTGATGACCGCGCGGGCAAACGTACTGGCGTGTCCTGATGCGGAACGTGCCGGAGTTCCCCTTCTGGTACTTCCAGATCACTTCTTCATCCAGACCGACGTACGGCTGAACGATGCTTTCGATCTCGTCACGTAGTCGCCAGTCGATGGCAATCGTGGAGTCAGCGGTCGCGCCATCCCCGAGCCACAGCCCGAGCATGTAGGGGTCGAGCGGCAGGTCACGATCTTCGGTGATGATCGGCACGATCGGGATGCGGAATCGCCAGCGTTTCCGATCCCAGCGCTCGGCCAGCTCCTCGGTGGACAACGTCTCCTTGATGAAGCCGTCGTCGTGTCCGTTGCGCCCCTCGACGGTCCAGCCGTGGCTAGCCGAGGCCGTTATCTTCTCTCCGTCGGAGAAGGAGACCTCGTAGCACTTCAGGCCATGCATCACCTCGGTCTCACGAGCCACTGGGACAGGCTGACCGTCGGAGCCGAAAACGGCATCGCCGACCTTGAGTTCGCCCATCGTCGACCAGCCGTTGATAGTCCGAACCGGAGTGTCAAGCGCCAGCGGCTGCGTCTTGGTGACGGCGGCGATCTGCACCCACGCGGTGGGGTTCTCGGCCGCGACGGGCAGGCCTCGACGCACTACGGCGCGTCCCTGGGGGTCTAGGCCGTACTGCGGGAGATCCTTGGTCGCCCAACCCTTGAAGCGGCACGGGCCGAGCAGCTCGATCGCGGAAATGACTGCGGCAAGAGGGTCCTTGCCAAAAAATCGCCCCACCCCTTCAATCGCTGCAGAACACCGCGGCGAAATAGGAAGCGGCCATGGCTATCGACGGCGTACCACCAGAGAACGAAGCGGTACTGCTCGAACGTCGGCGTGAATGGCGTGGGTTGGGCGTCGTTGGAGTCGGGTGCGAGCAGATTCTCTCGCACCCACGCCCATGCCTGGTAGCCCAGCGAGAACTCCGGCAGGATGTACTTGCCTTCGGGGCCGAGCAGATTCACGCCGTTCCAGTTCGGGTTCGGCTCCCAGGTAGGACCGATGTGCGAGACCGTCACGGTGTTGAGCAGATCCTGGGGGATCGGCTCATTCGGTTCGAGCGGCTTGACCGCTTCCTCAAGAAGGGATGGGATGGGGATCACCTCCTTTCGGTTGTAGAAACAAAACGATGTCAGAACAGTATCACGCGGGGATGCTCACGTCACCGGCCGCCCGTCCCAAGGGTTGTGGGCGTAGAGGGTGTCGCCCTCGCCGAGGTCTTCGACGTAGGGCTGGCACGCGCAGTCGACCTCATCGTGCATCAGGAGGTCGCCCGCGGGCACGACGTGCAGCTGCGTGTTGCCGTTGCTCCAGGTGGTCTGCCAGGCGTCGTCATCGGCCTCCAGCTCGTTCCAGGCGACCTGACTCACTCGTCGATCACCTCGTCCTGAGTCGAGGCGTCCTCATGGAGGTAGAGCGTCAGCCCCACCGCCGAGTGGTGGGACATGCCGGTGGCATAGGAGCAGAGGTACCGGTTCGTGTCCCGTGGCGTCACGCCGGTGACTACCACCGCCCACTCGGTGAGGTAGGTGTCGGGCGCTTCGTCGGCCAGGTGTGCCTTCAGGGCGTCCTCGACAGCATTCTTCGTCGCCTCGCTCACTCCTTGCCCCCGTTGATGCTGAAGAAGCCCTCGCGGGTCTCGACGACCTCGTCCTCGGTGGGCTCCGCGGTCGCCGTCGGCAGCTGGTTGAAGGTGATCTCCTTGCCCATGCCGATGCGGGCGGCCTCGGTGACGCCGAGGGACTGCAGCCACTTCTGGATGGCCGTCAGCGTGTTGCCCTTCATGGGCACGATCTCGCGGGCGACGTGCCCTGCGATCGTCTCGCCGGTCTCGGCGTCGTAGCCGCCCTCCACGATGCCGACGACCTGCGGCTTCAGCTCGCGGGAGAGACTCTCGGTCATCAGGTAGCAGTACGCCCAGTCCGCGGGGCCCATCCAGATGCGGGCGGGGTCGCGGAGCAGCGCGACGTAGACCATCTTCGCGATGTCGTGCCACGCCTCGTCCGGCTCCGGCGGCTCAACGAGCAGCTCGATCTCGAACGGCAGCTGCTCCATCTGGTCCGGCGTGATCTCCTTCGCGCGACCTCCGGCGGGCGCAGGCGTGCGGATCCGCTCCGCCTCGCGCTTGGCCATCGGGCCCGTCTTGCCGACACCAGCCATCAGACGTTCATCTCCTTGAGCTGCTCGCGTGCGGCCCGCCGCCACGAGTTCTTGATGATGTCGGTCAGCTCCGTCCAGTCGTCGGGCTTCGGAGTACTCCCGAGCTCGAACCCGCGGGAGTACTCCATGTAACCGAACTGCGCGACGATGTCAACGAGGCGGGTGTCCTCGTGGTAGTTCGGCCGCAGCTGGTCCTCGATCAGGAGGTCCCTGAACGGGGGCTGCGTCATGACGAACTCAGTGGATGATCGACTGCCGTTGAAGCTGATCACGAAACGCTGGCCGCAGAACTCGGCGAGCTGCTTGCGCGCCTCGGTGGAGTCGAACTCGACCGGGATGACGACCTTCGGTGCTTGTGTCATGGGGACCTCCTGGGTCTCGGTGACGCGGACCTGCGCGTCGAGTGGGTACAGCGTAGCAGTCGCAGCGGAGACGAGCTCCGAGGCGACGTCACGGATGCTGCGGAGCCAGATCACTGTTGCGGACCGCTCGCCAGACAGAACATGGCGAGCAGGAAGAAGAAGAACGACGGGACGGCCCACCAGTTGCTCCCCTGGAACGCCAGCTCCTGGAAGCCAAGCGCGGCGATCAGCGACAGCCAGCAGACGGTGATCCAGCCCCACTCCGACCGGGTCACTCGACATCCCAGGCGCGGGTCTTCTTCTTCGGCATGGCCATCTCCTCGAAGTGGGCGATCATCGGGTCGTCGCGGCCGAAGAGGACATCCTCGGCGCGGGAGTCGGCGATGAAGATCGTGCCGGTGTCGGTCGAGGTGCGGATCAGGCGCCCCGCGGCCTGCGTGACCTTCATTAGCATCATGTCCTCGTACCGCTGGCGACTACGGGCCGAGATGGCCTTCGTCACCGGGTCCAGGCCAGGGTAAGGCAGCTTCCAGATCACCACCAGGCGCAGCGCGTCGCCGGGGACGTCGAAGCCGGTGGCGAAGGACTCGGTGCCGAACAGGACGGCGTTGCCGTGGTCCTTGAACCACTGGCCCAGCTCCCGCTTGTCGCCCTCACGCGTTTGCGTGCGCAGGTCCAGCCCGGAGCCGAGCAACGCCCTGTTCAGCCAGTAGTAGGCGTTCTCCATGTCCTTGTAGCTGGAGAACAGGAGGAGCGCGCCGCCGCCGGAGTCGCGGACGGCGGCCTCGATCTCCTTGAACCGGTCGATCGTCCACTCCGGCTTGTTCTTCGTCGCCTTGAAGCTGCCGGACTTTGAGCTGATCTTCAGCGTCACCTGCTTGCCGTAGTCAAACGGGTGCCCACAATCCAGGAAGGTGGCGTCGGTGATGCCGAGCGCGCCGCGGAGGCTCTTCGACACCGTGCCCGACACGAGGCCGAATGGCTGGGCGGTGAGGATCCGGCGAGCCCCACCGGCGAGGTTGATCTGGGTGCTCACCAGCCGTGGCTTCTTCGGGTACTCCTGCGGGTCGAACCAGAGCACGGCCTCGTTCTCGGCGTAGGCCTTGTCCTGCCCGCGCTGGATGATGTAGGCCGCCGCGGCGACGGCCTCCTTCTGCCGCTTGTTGAGGTCCGGGTCACGCTGGTCGGCGACCTCCTTCAGCGCCGCGGCCAGTTCTCGGGTGGGGGTGACGGCGACGGCCCTGCGGTGGGCGCGCTGCTGGCCGACCAGCCACGTCCCCAGCCCCAGCCCGTCAACAGCTCCCAGAGGGATGCTTCGGGTAGCGAAGGAGCGGAGGTTGTCCTCGAGGGTGTGGGCCTCGTCGACGAAGACGGCGCCGTGCTCGGGGAAGATGCTGGGCTGGTACTCGCCGATGGGTTCACCGGTCTCCTTGTCCTTGAGCTCGATCGGGGGCTTGCCGCGCAGCTGATCGTTGATGATCAACAGGTGCGCGTTGGTGACGATGATGTCGGCGCCGTCGAGGTCGTTCTTGGCCCGACGGTAGTGGCAGATGGTGTCCTCGTTGCGCGGGTCGCACTCGTCGCTGCCGGGGCAGCCGAACCACTGCGTGTTCTCCGGCTCGTAGATCTCCTCCTCGTGCAGCCGCTGGTTCATCTCGACCTCGGCGGCGATCACCTCGTCGGGCAGGCGGCCGACGCCGGAGAAGCCCGGCGCATTGCTGCAGAGGTAGCGGTTGCGGCCCTTCAGCGACTTGATCGTGATGCCGAGCGCCTCGGACACTCGCGGCGCGTCGACGTTGAGGTACTGGTCGAGCAAGATATTGGTCGGACAGATGACGAGGGTCGGCTTTGCGTGAAGCTCGCGCATGTCGGCCGCCGCGGCAAGTACAGCGATCGACTTACCGGTGTTGTGCACCACGAAGCCGTTGGCGATGAAGTTGTGTGGGTCGTCCTCAACCTCCAGGTCGTAGGTCTCCTCCATGCCGTAGGGCTCGACCGAGACGACCTCCTCCGTGACGGCCTTGTAGAGGACGCTCCGCGTCTTACCCAGGTCGGCGTGCAGGCGGTGGTGATCTTCGTGGGTCATCACCTGCAGGTTCGATCGCTCGTTGTTCTGCGAGTCGCGGTCGATGTGGTGAACCGCGTAGAGCTCCGAACTCAGGAAGACTAGGTCGTCAGCATCATCGTCCCGCAGCCGCTTGACGAACAGGTCGTAGTCCAGTCCGTTCATCTCGGCCTCGATCACGAGCCGATGTTGCGGGTAGCGGTAGCCGTGGCGCTTGTAGCCGCGGCGACTCGCGCCGGGGTGGCCGACCAATCCGTGCACCTGGACGTACTGGGGCTTCGGCTGGCACTTCCTCCCGGCCGCCTGCTCGCCGCGGACGTGGACCAACTCACCGATCTGCAGTTCGTCGAGCCGGAGCCAGCCGCGCTCGGTCAGAAAGGGATGCTCGTCTGTAGCCCGGACCTGACGGCCGGTGGAGGTGGTGACCGTGTAGGTCTGCTTGATCCCGCTGTACCACGCGGCCTTCAGTCGGGCGAGTCGGATCGTCCCGTCGGCAGCCTTGCGCTGGACCATCGTGGGGATTCTCAGGTTCCAACGTTTCCCTCGCTCGTCCACTCCGCCGTTGAACTTGTGGACGAGCTCGCGGAGTGGTCGGCGAACGCCGTTGCCGCCGCGGTTGATGATGATCTCGGCGTCGCCCTGGATGCAGCCGGTGCCAGCCTGAGCGACGACCCCCTGCTCGTCAGCCTCGATGAGGGCCTCGTAGAGCGCGACCTGTTGCGGTCGTGGCGCAAAGCCGATGTGGTCGAGGATCTTCGTCAGCGTGCTCATGCACTCCTCGCTTCCCGCGCGGCGATGCGCGTCTTCCGCTCACGCTCGGCGTCGTCCAGCGTCCAGATCCAGACCTGAACCTCGGCCCAGTCGTTGGGGCCGGTGAACGCCAGCACCCTCCAGCTGCCCGGTCGCCGGATGCCGGTGGCGTACTCCAGTGCGAACACCCGCTGACCGTGCTCGGAGCTCACCCCGCCGCCCAGTACAGCCCGCGCGGTGCCCATCACGCTGAACAGCATCTTGGGCTGCCAGATCTTGAACCGCAGGTAGGATCCGCGCGGCCCGCGCCGGAGGCTGCCGCTCTCCTTAGCCACCTCGTCGCGGAGCTGGGCCAGGGTCACGCATCGGGCGCCCTCGGGCACGCCGGGCGGGCAGGCGTCGGCGCTCACTCGCAGACCTCCGCGCCGGTCTCGCCGACCGGGTAGCACTGCGGCTCGAAAAAGCCGCCCACGGTGTCGAGGATGTCGTTGATCTGCAGCCCGAACTTGATCAGGCCGAAGAGGACGATCGCGAGCAGGACGTAGATGAGGGTGAGCAGGCCGCGGTTGACGGCCTCGTGGATCTCCTGCAGGTCCATGGTCAGCTCTCCGTCGCGGTGGCGGTGGCGACGACCTGGAGCAGACCCGGTCGCGGCTCGGTGCCGAAGCTGCCGTCGAAGCTGCCGTCGCTCGGCTTGATCTCCAGCCGGAACGTCGACCAGTCGACGTCGCCGACGGACTCCATGGCGGCGAGGGAGAGCTTGACGTGGGACAGGATCAGCCCCTCGGTGAACTCCGCCCCCCCGTCCTCGATGTTGACGAAGGACTTCGAGTAGAGCTTCTGCGGATCGGCCATGGTGGGCTCCTTGTGTCGGCGAGTGGGTTGTGACTTGCTGTGAGAATGCTACCGTAGCACCCCCCAGAGCCCCCCACAACACCTCGGAGGTCGCATGACCACGATGCTCACGTCCAACCAGGCCGCCTTGCGGGTCGGCTATACGGTGGACACCTTGAAGCGCTGGCGCCGGAAGAAGAAGGGCCCGCCCTACGTGCGGATCGACAGCCAGCGAGTGCGCTACCCCCAGGACAAGCTCGAGCAGTGGCTCGAAGAGCGGACGGTGTCAGCATGAGCGACGCGACCAACCCGGACATCATCCGGTACCTGGAGGTGGTGGGCTTCGAGCCCGACGATCTCATCAGCATCAACTGGAAGCGCCCCTCCGGCGGCCTCGGCTTCCGCATCGTCAAGGTGTCGGCCGCCCACGACGTCATCAACGCCCGGCAGGCCGTCGACTGCTGGATCGGCGCGAACCCCATGCGCCGCCCGAAGGACCCCGGCTCCCGCGGCACCGCCGACGACGTCACCGGCGTCCGGGCGCTGTGGGCCGACCTCGACGTGGGCCCCGGCAAGCTCGCCAGCTACGCCGTCTGCCGCGAGGTGATCGCCGAGGTCTCCGAGCTCATCGGCGCGCAGCCCGTCGCCATCGTCGCCTCCGGCCACGGCCTGCAGCCGCGGTGGCGGATCGACTTCGGCGAGATCTCCCACACCAAGAGCGCTGCCTTCTTCATCGAGCGGTTCGGCCAACTCGTGCAGCTCGTCGCCCAGCGCCACGGCGGGCACGTCGACAACGTCTACGACCTCGCGCGGATCCTGCGGGCGCCGGGGACGACGAACCTCAAGATCGACGGCAAGCCGGTCCCGGTGCGCGTGAAGTTCGCCGAGGAGTCGCAGCTGGTCGACAGGCTCCGCCTGGAAGACGTCCTCGACGAGTACGCGCCCCCGGCGCCTGCCATCGCGCCGGAGCCCGAACTCGATCCCGTCGAGGTCTCCCCGGAGCGCGGCAACCGCTACGTGAAGTCGGTGCTCGCCGCGATGCGCGAGGAGCTGGCCGACATCGCCGACTGGCCCGTCGGCAAGAGCGACTCGCGAGGCCGCGGGTGGGAGAAGATCCAGGCCGACGCCGCCTACCGTCTCGCGGAGCTGGCGAAGGCCGACTGGAACTCCCTGTCGCTCGAGCGGGCCAAGGAGCTGTTCGCCGACATGGCACCCACCGACGACGGGTGGACGATGCGCGACGTCGTGAAGAAGTGGAACAGCCAGGTCGGCCGCGCCGAGCCTGCTCCGCCGCCCGCGACGGTCACCGACCCCCTCGCGCCGGGCTACGAGACCTCGATGGAACATCGAGGCGATGCCTCCCCCCACGCAGCAGCCCCTGGCGTCTGGTCAGGGGCTGCTGATCCCGACACCACCGACGGCGGACTGGGCAGCGCCAGGCAGCCCGATCCCGGCAGCGCTGGCGTGGTGGCGGACGCTCCCGAGGGAGGTTCAGTCGATGGCGCGCCTGGCGGTGACTCACGAGATCCTGCCGGAGCGCCGCCGCTGACCTGGCGCAAGTACCAGTGGTCCGACCGCGGGAACGCCGACCGGATCAGTGCGATGTTCGGTGGCGAGCTGCGCTACTCCCCGGCGCTCGACAAGTGGCTGCGCTACTCCGACGGGGCGTGGAGGGAGTCGAAGACCGGCGGGGAGAAGGCCGCCGTCGAGATGATCGAGCAACTGCCCGCACTGGAGGCTGGCTTCTACGACGACGAGGACGTGGTCGTCGGCCGGGGTAAGGTGCGCAACGAGAGGGCCGAGTTCAAGACGTGGGTCAAGGAGCAGAACGCCGCGGCGAAGTGTGCAGCCGCAGCGAAGATGATCAAGTACATCGGTGAGCTCGACGCCGCGCCGGAGGAGTTCGACGCTGAGCCAATGCTGCTGAACACGGTCAACGGCGTCATCGACCTGGCGAGCGGTGAGCTGCTCGCACACGATCCGTCGCTGATGTTCCGGCGGCAGCTGCAGGTGCCCTACGACCCGGAGGCGAAGGCGCCGATGTGGGAGACCTTCCTGGAGGCCGCCTTCCCGTCGGTCGACATGCGGGACTACCTGCAGCGGATCATCGGCTACTCGATCACCGGGATGACTACCGAGCAGGTGCTGTTCTTCCACGTCGGCTTCCCCCAGACCGGCAAGTCGCTGTTCTACGAGGTGCTCATGACGCTGATGGGCGAGCTCGGGAAGGCCATCCCGCCGACCATGCTGCTGACCCGCCGGAACGAGGAGCACCCGGCGGAGCTGATGAAGATGGAGGGCGGGCGCCTGCTCGCGCTGGACGAGACACCCGAAGGCGCGCGGATGAATGAAGCACTGGCGAAGCGCCTCTCGGGAGACTCGTCGATCACCGCCCGCGGGATGGGGGAAAACTGGCGGGACTTCAAAGTCATCGGCAAGGTCCACCTGATGACCAACCACGACCCGCACATCTCCGACGACGCCGCGGTGCACCGGCGGCTGCACTACATCCCGTGGGTGCACCCCGTGCCGCCCGAGCGGCGCGTGCTGGGGCTGAAGGACATGATCATCAGCCAGGAGCTTTCGGGGATCCTCGCGTGGGCGGTGAGGGGCACGCAGCGCTGGATGCAGGACGGCCTGAGCCGCCCCGTGGAGGCCGAAGTCGCGCGCTCGGGGTACATCGCCAACGAGGACGAGTTCGGGCAGTTCATGGACGAGGAGCTGATCGTCGGCGCCGAGGGGACGTTCACGCCGACGATCGACATCCGCCAGCGGCACGCCGAGTGGACTCGCGCACGCGGTGCGGGGGACGGAATGAGCGTGCACGCGATCACGAAACGGATGAAGACGCGGGGGTTCGAGCAGATTCGGACCAGCCGAGCGCGCGGTTTCGCCGTCGCGCTCCAGGCTCCGCGATGGGCGCGCGACCCCCTCAGCTAGCCAGCAACGCACCGCAGGAGGCCCGGATCTCGATCGCTGAGACCGGGCCTCCTGCGCGTCCTGACACAAGTGACAGGAGAAAGCCCAGGTCAGAGGCTTGTCTGACACTGACGCTTTTTTTCCAGGTCCGGCCCATGTGGTGTGTGCACATCACACAAGATCATCTACATGCGATGTTTGTAACCCGTATTGATCTTGATGCACATCCTTCATGGGATGTATTTCTAAATAAGTGTCAAAGTGTCAAAAGTGTCACTAGGGGGTCTATAAGTGCTGTTCAGGGCTAGATGATCTTGATGACGGTCTCCTGACTGTTCCAAAAAATCTTGATGAAGCGGCATCTGGCGACTTCAGAGCTCGTCTCGTGCCCCGCGGCGCACGTTGCAGCTCAGGTGGGAGCAGCGCGAGTTGGCCCTCGTGTGCTTGCCGCCCTTCGACAGCGGAACGACGTGGTCGAGGGAGGCTGACTCGGGATCGGGGTAACTCAACTCGGGATCCACGGGGAGCTGGCAGATGCCACAGACCCATCCGTCTCGCTCGAAGACCTCGCGCACCTTGACGTTCTCTGCCTCGATCCCGAGCTTCTTGGCCCGGCGCCGAGCATCTCCGTCCCGGTAGCTGTCCGCGTACCGTTCTCGCTTCGAACTGATCTCTCCGGTGGCCATGCGCTTCTTCTCGCGCTTCCTGGCGCCAGCCCGGTAGGGCGCATAGACGTCGATCCCCTGCGTCTTCTTGGAGGCAGCGAAGTACCTCTGGCGGATCCGATTGCGCTCTCGCTGGCACTCCACGGCGGGGCAGTAGGCCGTGCCGAACCGGGAGAGCCGGGTCACGTAGATCTCGGTGTCGCAGTCGTTGCGACTGCAGGTCATGAAGGGCATAGCAGACAGCATAGCACTCCTTTTGCATAGCAAACATGCATAACACACTTCTTTGATCACTTTCCAACTCGGAAAGTGACAACCCGTAAAACTCCACGCCTGCTACGTCTCCCGCCCTCTC